CTCTAGGTCCTCTTCGGTCTCTGCGAAAATCACCTCTCCTGGCCCTTCGCCGTCGAGTCTCCAAAAATACTTTCTGGAATCCTCTAGAGGAAATACTCGCCAATCTTCCTTATATCCAAAGTAGTCTAATATCTGTTGCCTTATCGACTGCCATTGGTCAAAAAGCTCTGTTATCATCATTGGTAATCCTGCCTCCAATTTCGCGAGGATCGTGCCGGTTGCGTCTACCTGGCCGGCTCCTGGGCTTCCTGCAACTTACCCCTCGCCATCGCCGGAGTCGTGGCCGGAGCCGAAGTCGGTGCCGTAACCGTAGCCGGAGCCGGAGCCGTAACCGAAGCCGGAGCCGGAGCCGTAACCGAAGCCGGAGCCGGAGCCGGAGAGCCGGAGCCGGAGCCGGAGCCGGAGCCGGAGCCGGAGCCGGAGCCGGAGCCGGAGCCGGAGCCGGAGCCGGAGCCGGAGCCGTCGTTAATCATGCGGACCACGCCTGTTCGTCGCCATATGCGGAGTCGGAGCCAGAGCCGTCGCCATCGCCGTAACCGAAACCGAAACCGTAGCCGGAGCCAGAGCCAGAGCTGTAACCGGAGCCGTCGCCATTGCCAACGCCGAAGCCGTAGCCTGAGCCGGAGCCGGAACCGTGGCCGCAGCCGGAGCCGAAGCCGCAGCCGGAGCCGAAGCCGGCGCCGTAGCCAGAGTCGCGGTCAATCACGCTGACCACTCCGGCACGTTACGAATAGAGTTCTCTGCTTCAGTGGTGGTCGGAATAATCTCGATGACTTCCGTTACGAGAACCTCTGGGACGGATACTGGAAATTTGCAGTTCTCCGGCTTTTTTGTGCCGCTAACCGCCAGTTCCGAGAGCGACGCCGCACCATCCCAATGCCAGATGCGGCGCGCGTCCTTAACTACAGCCTCTTTGCCGTTCCGCTCAGCGAGAATACCAGCGAATACGCCGGCTGAATACGTTCTAACGATGCAATATCTTCCGATCATTTCGATCCCCTATTCTGTTGATGCCACTAGAGCAGGGCACTACATTGCCTGCACGCCCTCGACCCAGCGCTCTACCCAACCGGGATGTAGCGTCGGATACCGCGCTCTTGCGACCCTCGCCCTATGCTTCATTACCAGGTCCCACCGCTCACGCGCCTCAGAGGGCGTGTGTACGTATTCGGCGCATAACGAAGCATAATCGCCTTGTTGCGTAGTCATCAGGCGATGTACACGGTACTTCAAAGCCTTCAGTGATATGCCCCAATAGATAGCCGCATCCTTCAGGGACATCCACTCGACGCCCTCAGGAAGATCATCCCCGCGTACCAGGAGCTGTCGTTCCGGAGCCCGTCCGGATACCGATGCCCACCGTAGAAACGGTGGGCATCCAGTGCGATCCGGCATCCTACGGGTTGTCACGAGCCACCCGGCTTCGGCTCTTGCGCCCTGGTGCCGCTTTCACCGGCACCGTTGCCCTGGAGATTCGGCGCTTACGGTTTTCTTCAATCACGGCCAAGACCTTCGCCACCCCCTTAGGGAGGTAGAACCACAAGTCCCGGAACTGCACGCCTGCCTCGGTGCGCAGCTTTTCTCTGTGGTTGAACCAATTTTGCCCGCTACCAGGCAGGGTATTCCGCAGCTCAGCCTCGGTGAGCAGACTTCCGAGAGTCTTCTCGATTGCGGCTTGTTTACGTTCTTGCTCTCGCGTCATAAGATGTCTCCAAAGAAAAACACATCAGGTGCAGAGGCAACCTGACCCAAAGAAAAATACAGCAGCGCCATAGACGGCCGCAAGTAGAATACCATAGATCATTGCCGAAAAGACAATGACTATCGACCACCAGCGAAGACCTTTAGTCATTTCGACCCCCTATTGATACGGAATTATTAGTCGTTTGCTCGCCCGAGTCAAACCCACATACGCCAACGCGTTTCGCAGGTTCATGACGCCCCACTGCGGGATGGTAGAGGGATCGACAAGAACGACATCGAGGCTGGACCCTTGCGCACGGTGCAGCGTAGTAGCGTAGGCATAGCCGATCTTGAGGAACGTGTTCTGGATGTATCGATAGGTACTCCACGCCACTCCCTCGGTCACCCCATGCGTATCAACTTGCTCTTTCGCCCAGTCCGCCGCCGCGTGCACTGCAGCGTTGAACTCGTACCCGCCTAGAGTCTCTGGGACTGCTGAGTTTTCATCGAGTGCAAATAGTGCGTAGACCACCTCGTCGTTGTCCAGTGTGAGTTGGTAACAGGGGATTGTATGCACCGCAACACCTACGATGATCTGCCGCTCGGCTTTCTCATGGTGTAGCACCTTATAGAGTGAGCCGGAATAGTACCTCACAGCGTCCTCCTGCGCTGCACCGTCAGAAAGCGTGTAATCCATGGTGCCTAATACAATCAACTGCTCGTCTTCGATCACCGGTTCTTGCGCTGCCTGCTCACCATAGAGCTTTTCCCGAATCCATCGGTTGGTCCCAACGACATCCCTACGCTTGAAGAACAGCGCCCGGTGAGTCCAGCCCGGGTTCTTGCGGTAAGAGGCAACGAACGCATCAAGCGCAGATTCGATGGACGGGCAAAGCTGCACCTCTTGCCCCTGGAGAGCAGATAAATCCAGGCGCCAGGGATTCTCTCGGGCCTGCTGCTCTAGCTGATAGAGCAGGGAATCCTGAGCATAACGCATCGGGATAGTGAGGGTGCCACCCAACGGAACGCGCTCGACGAAGACGCTGGGCGTGGCCTGCTTGACCGGGGGAAGCTGCTTGATGTCGCCGACGACGACCAACAATCCGTCCTTCGAGCACTGGCAGGCGCGGATCATAAGGCTCGCGATCTCGTCATTTACCATGCTGTACTCGTCCACCAGCAGCACCCCACCCGCCTGAAAGACTTCCTCCAGGGCCTCGTCGGTTTTGACCCCAGGGACATAATCTATTTCGCCTCCGTTCCAGCTCTTCTCTAGGCGCAGGGTGCGGGCGATCGTGTTGGCTTCGATGCCCAGGGGATCGAGCTGCTGGCGCAGCACTTGGGTAGCTACGTAGGACTTGGCGCACGCCTGCACGGGGCGTCCCTCGCGTCGCAAAGCGATCAAGAGAGCCGCAATAGTGTAGGACTTTCCGTAGCCTGCTCCGCCCTCCAGGCGAGCCATACGGCGCTCTCGCAGCACCTCCAGCACTTGATCGGCGATGGCCGACTGATGCGCGGTCGGGTGCAGGTCCATGGCGGCGGCCTCCATCTTGGCGAGCTGGGGTCCGTCGATGGCCGCCCGGATGGCGGCCTCGTGCGAAAATACGAAGTCCACCAGGCCGGACCAAGCGTCTACCTCTCTGGCCTTCTTCAGCATCCAGGTGAGATAGCCGGGGTCGATCTCGTCGATCGGGGTTCCCTTGTGCTTTCCGAAAGGGACACGAGGGCTCGAGTTCATGGTGTGTCCTTCACTTCCGTGTCGCCTTCCTCTAGCGGCTCAAAGTCCGTCGCGGGGAAAGAATGCCATCCAAAGCAATAAGGTGTGAGCGTAAGACTATCGAATTGAACTAATACCGTATTAGAAGGTCTTTGCCCTTCGTATTCCACGGTCAAGGCTATTTGGCCCGCAAAACGGGGGTCTTTGCCGCAATAACGCAGATGTTTATATGCCATTTGACACCTCGTGCATCTTCTTCCAACACTCAGGACCGAATCCCCAAACGATGGACTCAGGAGTGGTCAAGGTGCGTCCACATCGAGCGCAGAAGGAAGACATAAAAAAGGACATTGGGGCCGGCATATCCCCGGTGTCAGCGAGATGCTTGACCAGCCACTCGGCACCCTTCCAGGCTTCGCTGTCTTTCGACAGCCTGCTGGCCCGGGTCTGCCAAAGACGCAGACCATAACAGGCATGGTTCGACAGCAGGCCGAGGTAGGTGTAGTCGGCTTCGTTGTCCGGGCCGCTGAGGAACCCAACGAACCAGGTATCGTCGGCAACAAACCCTGCCTTGTCGGCGGTGGGCTTGCGGGTCACCTTGTAGGTGACCCGGTGACCGTTGTCCTCGTTGGCCAACGTGAAGACGGCTGCGCCCGCCAGTACGTACTGGCGGATGGCGGGGAAGCTGGTGATCTGGTGGGCGTGTGACATGGCGCTAGACCCGAAACAGTACCAGGCCGACATTATCCTGCAGGCGCAGGCTGCTACCGTCCGGGAACCTGCAGCACCATTGGTCGTGGTCGTCGTAATACTCCCGCCCCCGGTATTCCTCGATGAGGTACATATCCGGGACATCATACTGGCGACTTCCCCATAGGACTCGTTCTGCGGTGGTTCTGGCTTTCAGTTGCTGGTTCATGGCGTGCTCCTCGTTGAAGTGGGTCTACACGCTCAGTATCGCTCCGCTCTCGACAAAAGTCAAGGACGTATTGAAATCAAAAAACCTTCCACCAGGTCTTTATGGTAGAACCAGTTTTGCCGCACCCGGAAGCCACAGGCATCCCGGATCTGTTGCTTTCGATACCACCACGTCTGCCGGTTGTTGTCGTCCAGCCGCTCACGCACCTCGGCCTCGGTGTAGATGTCGGCGAGAGCCGCGGTGAGGGCAGCGGCTTCGGTGCCGGGGTGCCTCTCGGCGTAGGTGGGAGTTCGGATATTAGTTCTGCGAGTGGTCATGCTTGTGTCTCCATCTTTTTCCGCCGGTACTCCAGCATCGCCTGCCTCAGCCCTTCTTGATCTTCAATTTTGTTCATCAACGCAGTCCGCACCACCTCGTCCATGGTCCTCCGGGTCAAAATCCGGTGTATGATCACCTGCTCAGCTTGCCCGTGCCGATCGTCCAGCCGGCCGATAAATTGGTCGTGTAGTTCTAGGTTCCAGGTCTCACCGAAGAAGCAGATCTCGTGACCCCCGTATTGAAAATTCAACCCATGGCCGATCGACTGCGGATGCCCGAGCAGGAGGTTGTATTCCCCCGCGTTCCATCGGTCCTCGATCTCTTTGCCCTCTCGATCACCGACACCGGGGCCGATGTAGGCTACCTTGTACTTCTTCTCGTAGCGCTCTCGAATTCGCCGCATGTCTGCCCGGAACTGATACGCTACCAGCAGGGGCCGGCCGCCGAGATCCTCGAGTAGGTCGTCGAGCGCCTCCAGCTTCGCGTCATGCACGGCAGTCCAGGCTTTGGCCTCGGTATCATGGATCACAGCACCCCCGGCGTATTGCAAGAGCTTGCTGTCCCTGGCGGATACGTTGACCGCGCGAACACGGTGCCCCGTTTCCAGCTCCACGAAGAATTCCTTCTCCAGCTCCTCGTATTCCTTCTCCGCTTCCGGCGGCATTTCCACCCATAGATCATTGATGACCGGCTCGGCGGTGCGTCGGGGGACGACAACCTGGATAACCACGTCCGCAATCAGTTTGTGGATTTCTTCCTTAGCGCCCTTCTTCAGTACCAGCTTCTTCCCGCCCCAGCCAACTCGGTCGAAGAACCGGTCCTTGTAGTGACCGATCTCAGTGCCCAGCCTGCGACCGTTGTCTAGGGCTTGGACCTGGCCGTGGAGATCCGCATATCCGTTGGGCGCTGGGGTGCCTGTGAGACCCACCCGCTTGTTGATCGCGGGCAAGAGACCTTCGAAGAGATACCGGAACCGCTTTCCGGTAGCGTGCTTGAGCTTCGTCAGTTCATCGAAGACGACCATATCGAAGAGCAGCGGCGCACTCCGGGAAAAGAAGTGGTGGTGAAGCTGGGTAATGAGCCACGGGATCGACTCGTAGTTGATCACGTAGATGTCCGAGGGGGTGCGCAGCAGGTACTCCCGGTTCGGCCCGCGCAGCACCGCAACCCGCAGGTTTCGCAGGTGCGACCACGCCTGCACCTCGGCAAGCCACACCGACTGCGCAATACGCCGGGTGCCAAACACCAGGGCCGCCTTGATGCCTGCACCCGGAGTGTGTCGCTCCCACGCCTGCAGAGTGGCGATCGCCGTTGCCGTGGCTGCCGTCTTCCCTGCGCCCACCCGGGCCCACACCGCCAGCGGCAAGCCCTGCGTAACATGCTCACAGATGGCGCGGGCCATATCGCGCTGATAGGGGTAGAGATCGGCGGGGGTGCGTAGGATCATGGCTAGAAATCTCGACGCAACACCAGCCAGAGACGAGCGTACCAAGGAAGCTCCCAGAAGTCTGCGAGTACCTTTCTTGCACGCTCATACGCCTTCTGGAACTTTTTTGTCTCCGCGATCCTACGCTCGCACTCTTTTCTTAGTTGACGGATTTCTCTCTCCGTGTTTTCGTGTGCTCGTAGTGGAATCTCTAATAGGTTTTCCACTTTCCTGCACAGACCTATATGTACGTACGTTCCATTAACGCAATACTCCTTTGCTTTTATGTGTTCGGATGCAATTGACGGTATCTCAGAACCATCATTTGCTGGCCAAACTTCTGTATCCGCTTTCTTGTAGATCATTAGGTCCGGCTTATCAGACTGTTTTACCGCTATGTCTGTTACAAACAAATACGTAGTCATAAGTCTTTATCCTCGAGTACCCGGGACGCCGTTGACAACACGAAACGTGCGCAGGGACATGGTTTTCACATGATACCTTTTTATTTATTCCAGGGCTTGAAGCGCCGAAGTTCGAACACATCAGGCCACACTCCAGTGAAGGTGACCGCTCTGTCGTCTAGCGTCACTAGCGCTGGCGGCTTCTCGGTCGGAAACTTGATTTCCAATACCTCGTTACCCTGCCCTCCCCCCTCCCGCCAGCGTTTACGCTCATGATAGAACCACGCCACCATGGCATCCCGTCCTCCGGGGGCCAGACTACGGGTGCTGAATACTTGGATGCGGAACACTTTGCAGGCATCCTCAAGAAACTCGAATAATCCCGGTACATGCGGGTCCGGGATCTCTGCAGCACCCTTCCAACCACTAATATAGCTGTGGCATACACCGTCAAAATCCAAACACAAAATAGGCTTAGTCATAAGTCTTCATCCTCAAGCACTCGAGGTGCTTGCGCCAACACAAGAGCGGGAACGTGATCACCCCACATCTTGTGTGTTGTCCACACATCGATCAGCGCCTTACCCACCTCCACTCCCGCCACACAATATACCCACAGGTTTTGACGCTGCAGGCGCGCCGCCTCGTCCTCCTGCGCTGCGGTCATGTGGACGCCCGGTCCCGGTCGTTTGAACTCGATAAACAACACAACCTCTCCTCTGGGAGGGAATAGTATGCGATCTGGAACAGACCGACGTGTAGGGGTAGTGAATTTGTAATGTAGCCAGCCAAGATTCTCTGCGTATTCGCAAACTCTCCGCTCGATATCCGCTTCGAGCAGGCGCGGGCCGTCGGGGCCGAGGTCTTTAGGAAGGCGAGGTTTAACCGGTGCTTTCATTCTCTTCTTCCTTTCGAGGTGCGTTATTCCACGCCGCTATCATCCGCTCTTCTATCTCTGGTTCGGACGCATCCAGGTTGCAGTAGTCGGTCCTAAACTCTATAAGCCACTCGTTACAACAGTTCCCCGACACGAAGGCCCATTTGCAACTACTTCCCTCCACTAGGGTTAGTGCTTCTGGTGTTTCGCCACAAGGACATGGCCTGAGATCTTCGATTGTTCGAGTAATTGCGCTCATGTTTTTCGGTTCCTCTTGCAGATGGCCCCTTCGGCCCCAAGGAACAAATCCTGCCCAGCCCATGGGGGGTGCGTTGTCATACACTGGACCTGCGCCTGCAGGGCCTCCTGGGCTGCACGGGTAGGCACCTCGTTGCCCGCGTCGTCGTGGGTCTGCCAGACGGACGGCAAACGCATCCCATCCATGCGCTCCAAGCCGTGGTAGAACAGGTCACGGGCGATTGCCTGCGTATTGTTCTCCGCGAGCGAGCCCGGGCTGACCGAGATCCGTTGCCATTTCTGCGAGGTGGCCTTCTGATTTATCCCCATGTAGGTCAGGGTATCGAGGGTGACGTGCTCGTGCTCAACGTGGTCCCGGCCGTCGTCCAGTTCGTATAGCTTCGCCACTCGCAGGTCCCGCTGCTGCACCTCGGGGCGATAGTAGTAGATGGCCCGTCCGGACGGCAGAACACAGAGCAGGAAGGTACCGTCGTACATATAGCGGATGTACGGACCAGCAGCGTAAACCGTGTGAGGGTTTGCAAGAGCGGCGAAAGTGGCGTCCCGGAGGGCATACCACCATTCCGGAATTTCCCAGAAAGTGTCCCGGAAGACTCGAATACTTCGTTGCGCTTCCCGGGGTTTCAGTTTTACTCCAAGACCTTTTGCATACTCAATTAGTCCCAACCACCCGAGCTGATAGCCCGCGCCGAGAACGGGGGGCTTACAGAAAGTGCGCTGTTCTTTGGTTACTTGATCATAAGAGATATTGTAATATTGAGTTGCAAAATATTTATAAGTGTCTCTTCCCTGATAAAACAGGTCGGTAATCGTCTTGCACTGAGCTTCCCAAGCAATGACACATGACTCAATCGACTTGAGGTCAGCAATCGTAAAGACTTTGCCCTCCGGCGCAGTGATCGCCGAGCGCACGATCCCAGTCAGCACCTCCATGACCGACTCGTCATAGCAGCTGCTGACCAGATCCCAGTTTCCGTGCTTCACCAGCTCGGCCGCTGCATCCGGATCTTTCAGCCCCCCGCGCGCTAGGTTCTGCAGTTGTACGATTCGGCCGGCCTCCCGCCCGGTGCGACCCGCACCGCAGAACTGAAACATGCCGTACAAGCGCCCGTCGACCTGGGCCTCGTCCATCGCCAAGAATTTCTTCCAATTGGTCTTCGAGGCCTCTCGTCTATTCTTCAGCACCTGGACAACATCGTCCGGGAACTGCTCCGCACGCGCCAAGGCCTCGGCGACGGTGGCTTTCTGCAGATTGGCAAAATCGCATCCCTGCTCTTTCAACCAAGCACGCAACTGGACCACCGAGTTGGGGTTCTGGATTCCGGTAATCCGTCGGGTGGACTCCTCTCGCACCTTGATTTCCGTTTCGGCGATTTCGATCGCGCTCAAGACCAGATCCATATCGATAGGTGCCCCTCGCTCGTTGATACGTTGGTCGAGCCGCCACTGATCCCACAGCCAGTCGGGCAGGGGCCAGGGGGACAGAGCCGCGGCGATCCGGGCCTCCGAGGTAACGTCCCGTCGACAGTAGGCCCCGAACTCGGTCCAGTCCTTCGGTGCCGAGATCCAGTCCCACCAGACAAGCTCGCCGGTCGTTCGATTCCGGCCGCGGGACTTGCAGAACTTCAGCACCAGTGCGTTGCCGTGGGCATCCTTCGCCAGGGCCTCGGGCATCTCCATCTGAGCGCATACGTCTTTCAGTCGGCCGCTGAAGGCATGCGCATAGGCCATCACCATAATGTCCTGCCAGCGTTCCAGTGGGGTGCGAATACCCCACACCTCAGCAAACATCGTGCGCTCGAAGGGGGCGTTATACGCGAGCAGCAGGATGCGGGGATTATGGAGGATATCGAAGAACTCCTCGGCGGCATCCTTTCCTTGTGGCAGGGTCCACAACTCCGTCCTCTCTCTATCCCCCCAGCTCGCTATCTGCCAGGCCACCATGGTGATTTCTGTCGTCGGATGCTTGGCGTATTTGTACGTACCGGTCTTGGTCAGGTCCGCAGTAGATCGGGACTCTAGGTCGACCACGCACACGTCATCCCATCCCGGGGGGACAGGGAGCGGGAGATCGAAGTTGAAAAGGGACTCGGTCATGATATTGTTGTCTGTTTGTCGGGGCGTCCCTGCCCCTCGCATCTACTCTATTCCCACGGCATCTTGCCGGGGGCCATGCCGCCCGCAGTACCGTTGCCGCCCTGTGGCCCGGGGCCCGCCGAGGACGGTCCCGCCTGCGGTCCCGGATTCTGCTCAGTCCCCTGTGGGAAGGCGTCAGGATCGTATCCAGGGAGGTTTTGCGCCACGTCGACGGGTTTAAACATTTGGGCCACCGTGGGCCGGTTGTCGAGGCGCGGACCGTCGCCGATCTTCTGCACCCCATTCATGTAGCACCCCACACCCTGGCCCTGGTTCCTGTAGGCGGTGATGGCGGTATAGATGATGATGTGCGAGCCCGAGTAGACCTCCGCGTCGATCTGCTCCTTCGGAATCGGGATCACATTGCGGTCAACCACCGGAACCGGGGTACTCGAGTAGTAGTTGATGCGCCACTTCCCCACGTACTGTTGGTTCGGAGCGTCCTGCTCCGTGTACTGCTTCAATGGCCATTTTCCCGTCGAGGGCCAACCGTTCGGAAAGCCGGCCTTCTTCTCGGCCTCTAGCTCCGCGTTGAGTGCCGCCCAATCGTTGTCGTCGTCCAGGATCAGGGTCACAGAATATTTCGGCGGGCCGCTCTTGTGCCCCGTGGGGCCGATCGGCTCGGGCTTGCCGAGATGCGCGTAAGAGGCCACACCTTTGAGTGTCAATAGAGTCGCCATTTTGATGTTCTCCTTAATGGGTCTGGGTTTGGGTTTGGGTTTGGGTTTGGGGCTCGATCGTTGGTGCGAGCAAGTCCTCTTGTTTCATAGGCGTGAACATTTCCTTAGGGGTCTTCACCGCAGAGACCCGGGTGTCGCTCCTGGGTACTAGTGTGAGTTTTCCTGGAGGGGTGACTACCATCGCATCGAAAACTTTCTGCCGGCGCTCGGTGAGGTGCAGCGGCTTGATGATGTCGTCAACCATTCGGGGAGCCGAGCGCAGCCTCTCTTCGATGTAATCAGCTTTCTTAAGGCCCATACCCCGGAGCTTCTTGATGATCTCCTCCTCTTTCAAGTCCGGGTCCCAGCGGCGAGCGGACCGCCCCTCGACGATCTTGTACCTGTCAGAGATAGACGGCTCGGCGGTCCCCGCGATGAGTGCCTCGAAGCAGTCTTTCTCTACGGCGTCGAGTAGAGCTCGAATCATGGCCCGGTTGTCGAGGATGACGACCTTTTGCTCGGGGGTGAGCTGCTTCGCTTTCTGCTCAACGTCGGCTGTTGCAGACGTGATCTCCGACGCAAGCGAAGGAGCTGAGATGTCTGCCAGCGGCTGAGGCACGAACAGCACCTGTGCTTTGCGAAGAGCATCCTCGGCGTAGGCGACACAAGCACCTTTGGCTCGGCACCAGCGGCAACCCTTCTCCGAGGGGATCAGGGGTGCGTCGGGCAGGTCCGTCTGCCACGCGGACCATGCGGCCTTCTGCCGGAAGGTCTCCAGATCTACGCCCAGGATATCGATGGACCGAACGGGTTGATCGGAGTCAAAGGCCCGCGGCTGTACGATCGTGGACTTGTACCAGGGACGTGCGCCCTCCTTGGTTTTGAGACCAAGGATAAAGAGCTTGTTCTGGGCAGTGTCGGGGTCCACCAGCGTTCCTTCGCCGTGCTTGTAGTCTACCGACTCGATCACGCCCTCGGAGACGAGGCCGCAGTCCAGCCGGCCCCAGCAATCGTCCCTATCGATCAGCTTTCCCGGGTTCACCAACTGCTCCAGCAGCATAGCTACCGGTTTGCCGGTCTCTTTACGCAGGGCCTCGTACCGCTCACGCACATAGTTCACATACACGTCTACCGCTTCTACCATGCTCTTTTCAAAAGGCAGACCCGTCTCGGGACAGATCTCACCGACGACCTCGATTGAGGACCAGTGCCCGCGATTGAGCGTCAAGTAGCCGCCCCAGTGCGCGGTACTGCCCTCGAGCATATCGTCGTTGGCTTCTCTTACCGGGTAGAAAGCGGTCATGTTAATTGAGCCGGGGCAGGTAACCCAGCGGTCACCGTCAGAGCAAGAAAGACGAGCGTTAGCCGACTCTGGTTGTTGGGTTTGCGCGCTCATGCTGTCCTCCCTTCCATCTGCTTTGCGATAGCTAGCGCTACCTCAAGACGGCCCGGGGCGTCCAGGTCGGTAATCTTGCCGGCGGGGGTGGTCTCACAGATGATCTTGTAGATCGTCGGCCCGCCAAGTATCGGGACGACCGAGGCGAGATAGCCTTGGAGCTGCTCCAGGGTGGGTGCTTGGACAGATACGCGCATCCTATCCCCGGTGGTCACCGCAACCCCGTCAATGGTTTGCTCGCCGGTTTGCTCGCCGGTTTGCTCGCCGGTTTGCTCCATATCGTTAGTCGCGTTGATCTCTGTTGTATGGGCCCAGGACCCTTCTGCACAGCTATAGAGCCCGTTTTCCGCAGCATCGGTCTGTCCGGTAACGGGCAACACAGGCGTCTCGGGCTCTGGCTCTGGCTCTGGCACGGGTGTCTCAGGAAGCGTGTTGAGTGTCTCTACGAGTGTATCCACCAGTAACTCCAGGATTTCTCGTTTGTCTTCTAAACTCAACATTTTTACTCCTCCCAAATCTTTTGGATGATATCAGACACAAACGCGGCGACGGTGAACACCCCAGCCACGCATGCGAAAAGAAAAAGAAAATCAAAGACGGTCTGCATAGCGTTCTGCTCTCATTCTGGTTAGTGGGCGGCCCGTCTCGTGGGCCAGACGGCCGATCCCCGGTGGTATGTACACCCTTACAACTGGGCACGGAGAAACCGTGATCAACTGCCGGTGTTTTGGCCCACCGCCGGCTGGGGCTGCTGTACGTTTTTAATTCTCTTCCTTATCTAGACAAAAGTCAACTCCTTTTCTGCAGGCAAAAAAAAAGCCCCAGCGGGGGGCGCTAGGGCAAGTACTATGCAGTCAGGCAACGGAGTGTAGCAGAATCGAATTCAAAAGCGTATAACTAAAAGCCCATGGATTGAGGGGGACCTCCCCTGGCCCCCCTCTCTCCGCTTCCCCTGGACCAAGTCACCGCACCGCACCACGAGGATCAAATACATCATGGCACAACAATACCATAAAAAGCAACACCAACAGCCCTGGGGCCTGGCCCCCATACCTGAGAATATCCCCCTAATTTTACGGCAATTATCGGGTTGGTGCCCGTGGAGCGCCATATCTGTGCCGGGTGGCGGCAAACCTCTGAAGATCCCCGTGTGTCCCGCCACCGAGCGCAACGCCAAGACCACGAAGCCCGAGATGTGGGGCGCATTTAACGTAGCCTGGGAGTGGTACTGCGCAAACCCGAGCAGCGCCGGTCTAGGTCTGCTGGTGCTGCCGGCCTGGGGCCTGTCGTTCTGGGACTTTGACGGGTGTATCAATGCGCGGGGCGAGATCGCACCCATTATGCGAGATCTGATGCGCCAGTACCCTACCTACTGGGAGCGCAGCCCCAGTGGCCGAGGACTGAGAGCAGTATGGGTAGGGGAAGTGCCCCCGGGCTGGGGCGACATCGGGCGAGGGACGATCAGGGACGAGGAGTGGGGGATCGACATCGGGGTGGAAGCCTACGCGGGGTTCAGCGCGCGATATGTGACTTTCACCGGACATCGGGTGGAGGGGTGCTCGGTCGAGGTACTGCCGATCAGCCAGGAGAGTCTGGCGACCTTGTATATCAAGGTGCGGGGAGTGACCGACGTCGGAGCAGACCGCGCAGCGAGCGGCGACCTAGCGGATATCGGCGGGGAGTTGACGCTGTTGAACGAAGCCGAGGTGCGGGCGGAGTACGCGCGGCTGCGGGACCTGCTGAAACCGCATCACCGATCGCTATTGGAGCAAGGTTGGGACACCCGGGCACAGTCCGGCGGGCAAGATCGATCGGTCGTCCTTCGCTCTACCCTTCGCTCTCTACTTCACCGGGACCTGTCTCACGACTTCATCTACTCCCTGCTCATCTATTCTCCCGGGTCTTGGCTCGTTGCCATGGACCACCGGGCGCACCGAACGGAGAAGGCGCAACAATTTCTCGCCGACGAGGTGGCTCGAGCAGTGATCAAGCACCGGGCTGACCAAGAGGCAGCAGCACCGTTCCAAGTGCAGGCGGCTGCGGACCTGCCGGGGAGGGGGAACGTGGTGCGCTTCCCGTCAACTGGACCGAAGGGCTGGGAGACCTGGCTCAATGAGGCCGCGGAGATACCCGCCGATCTGGCGGCAAGGGCCTTCGCGAAAGATCCGAGCGCAACAGTGGCGTCAAATCTTCTCGATTCCGTACCACTACCCCCGCCCACCCCCGCTCCCTCCGACACCCCAGCACCCCCCTACTCTATATCCCTGCCTCCGCTGAACGCGAAGGATGACCTGTGGGAGCGAGCGGACAAGATGTCTCCGACCAGCGATTCAGCGTTGGTGAGTGAGTGGCTGGCGGACTTAGTGGAGTGGCGCCGACGCGAAACCGGGCCCCAGGGCACAGGGTTGACGGCACTCGATGAGGCCCGGGTGCTCGAGCATGCTCGGGTTCGGCTGGGTGCCGGCAAGGCCGATATGAAAACACAGCTCCGGGTCGTGCGCCGGGAGCTAGACGCGTGGTTCGAGGCGTGGGGGAAGATGGGCGAGGGCTCGGAGACGGGGCCCATAGTGCAGGGAGTGAACCTGCAACTGCTGCCCTATCCTGACCGGGACCCGCAAATGCTGCCATACACGTCGGTGGCCAACGTGACGCTGGTGCTGGAGGCGTTGCACATACGGATCCGGTTCGACCTGTGCAAACGCCGGCCCGTGGCCGAGGGTATGGCGCACCTATGCTCGGACGAGCGAAGCAAGGATGCGGTGGAGGTGGCCATCGCGGACATCCTGCAGAGGGCGCATTTCCGGTCGCTGACCGCGAGATTGCCCGGGGTGCTGGACGAGATTGCATTCCAGCACCAGTACCACCCGTTCGCCGAGGGGTTGTGGCTGCGGTCCCAAGAGGGGGGTGGGGCCGGCTGGGACGGGGTGGAGCGCGTACAGCGGGTGATCGAGTGCCTACCCGTAGCACCCGCTCGGGGTGAGGGACAGGCGCAGGCCGAGGCGTGGCGGGATCTATCGGTGCGGAGGTGGTTGGTATCGTTCTGCGCGGCCGCGCAGTCGTGTGATGTTCCAGGTCTGGGGAAGATCCCGCTGCGGTTGGTCTTGGTGCTGCAAGGGGCGGAGTACACCGGTAAGACAACGTGGCTCCGGCGGTTGCTGCCCGATGCGCGATGGTTTGCGGAGGGGCGGTCGTTGGACCTGCACAAGGTGGACTCGAAGCGGGAGGCGACCGAGGCGCTGTTGTGCGAGCTGGGGGAGCTGGACAGCACCACGCTGGGCCGGGGCGACATGCCGGCGTTGAAGGCCTTCCTGTCGGCCGATGAAGACACGTACCGCACTCCCTACGCCCGGGGCCCGCGGACGCATCCGCGAAGGACGGTGTTCGCGGGGACGGTGAACCGGTGGGACTTCTTGCGGGACCGGGGGCATAACAGCCGGTATGCTGTGCTCAGCATCTCGGGCATGGTTGACTTCGATCGAATGTGGGCGGTGCTGGGGCCGCAGGGGAGCGAGGAACACTGGCAGTTCTGGCTTGAAGTGCAGGAGTGGTATCGGGCCGGCGGGGAGCGGGGCCGGTGGTGGCTGGAGGGAGCCGAGCTCCAGTGGGTGAAGGATACGAATCAAGCGTTCGTCTCCGGCGGGGACCTGTATGACGTAGCGCGGGAGGCTCTGGAGTCGATCTGGGATTTCGAGTGTGAGGAGTGGAAGACGGCGAGCCTCCAGCATCGGGCAGACGCGGTGCGGGATCAACTGGACTGGTGCTGGGCGAAGACCACCAAGGAGGTTATGACCGAGGTGGTGCGGGAGCTGCAGCACCTGGGGAAGGAGGGGCCCGGGCGAGGGATTGTGATGCAAGTGCTCAAGGAGATGACCGGGCAGCAGACGGGGTGGAAGGACATGCGAGATCCGCGGCGGAGTGGGACCGTGCGGCCCTACCTGATGCCGCGGCAAAAGAAGATGTTCGGGATGGTGCCTGCGGACTGATCCTTTGGGGCAGAAGTTGTACGAGCCGGTCGAAAGACCGGCTTTTTTTTGCCTGCTCAGATTTAGCGGGCGGGCGGATCAGTCGTCGAAATCGTCAGACTCAGCGGGCGACGGATACTGGGGCACAGGTGGGTATATCGGAGGCGACCAAGCACCTTCAACTATGTGTACCAGGGCATCCGCTGGAGTGCTGTTTGTGGTGCTAGCTATTCTGGTTAGCTTGTCTTTGATCTCGAGGGGCACGCGAACGGACAAGACAACCGAGGGACCGTATTGTGGATACTTGCGGCGGCGCCCTTGGCGGGGCTTAGGTGGGGCGTGGTCGGGAGCAACGGGGGTTACGGGCGCACGGTAATTCGGCTGGCTTTGTATCAGGCGAATCAAGAACTCGCTTTTGGATAGGCCTTCCTCGTCCGCAGCTTCTGCCAGCCAGTTTATGATGTGCGACGGCAGGCGGTGGGTGGTTGGCCGCGAAGACCCGAGGGCAGGGTGTTTGGCTTTCATGGGATTGTGTACCTCGTAAACAAGTAGACAGGTAATACAGTGTACCTCGTAAACAAGTAGACAGGTAATACAGTGTACCTCGTAAGCAGTAGACAGGTAAACAGGGGCATACCTGTCAACAGTAGACAGGTAATACAGTGTACCTCGTAAGCAGTAGACAGGTAAACGATGCGTACAGGTCAACAGTAGACAGGTAAACGATGCGTACAGGTCAACAGTAGACAGGTAAACGATGCGTACAGGTCAACAGTAGACAGGTAAACGATGCGTACAGGTCAACAGTAGACAGGTAAACAATGCGTACAGGTCAACAGTAGACAGGTAAACAATTCGGAGCAGCAAAAAAAATGTGTTTGTGATGCGGGATGTGATGGGTTTGTGACGTCGTAAATCTTTGATTCCCTTATATAAATCACATAATCACAAAATATTGGGGTAGTAGTAAAGAAGGTAGGGGGAATAGTAAAAAGAAGATAAGAAAAAGAGTAAGGGGGTTGATACTCTTCAAACCGGATTGTGATTTGTGATGCGAGGGGTGCTTTTGCTCAGTTTTAGCAGTAGAATCAAGAGGTTGATGGCGTCACAAAAGGGACGCGAAGGCGTCACGTTTTGTGATGACCCCCGGTGCGAGGGGTTTTCGGTAAATTTCACGGTGAACTGGGAGATGCCAGATGCCAAAGCGATACGAAGCGATCCGGGATGCGTGCATCAAAAAGGGTGGGGGTGCTGCCGGGTGCAAGACCAAGGCGGCGAAGATAGAGAACAGCTTGAGGAAGAAGGAGGGAAAGGCCCCGGCGAAGTTCCACCGGGGCTGGAAGGACGAGAGGCGGTGAGGGGTGGGCGCCGGGGGGCAGGGGTACCCCCCCCCAGGTGCCGGTCCTATTATTCCCTCCACGCTAGAGCATGCTCGGGATCAAGGAAGAAATGGATGCCGTGACTACACTCGGCCCACCTATTCGTATCCCAGCTATCAGGGAATACATACTCTCCTGGCGTGCACCGGTGAGATCAGCACCGGTGAGATCAGCGCCGGTGAGGGTATTCATCGGGCCAGTGTAGTATCCATATGCTGTCTTTATTCTCATGGGAGTTTTCCTCGCGTAGGTTTGGCGGGTGGAGATGTCCAGTTCCTATGACATGCGCCAGAAATACTCTTTAGCGTCTTCGAGCGTGTCGAACGCATCAGAGCGCTTGTTGTCTGGGACAGCCGCGGTAGTCCATCCGCGGAAAACCCCATCGTCGTCTTTTGTTATCAGGACGGTTGTATCACCATCCTGGCCAATCCACGTGGGCTTTGACGCCTTCGTCTTTCGATATTTCATGGTTCTTTTTCCTGATGGTCTCGCTTAGGTTTGGCGTGTGGAGCGGTCTAACTCTGCAATCGCTCTAATCAGAATCTCAGTTTGGGTGGTGCCGTTCGCTGTTGCCAGGGATTTGAGCCGGGCGACGAGGCTTCCCGGGAGCCGGTAGGCTACCCGCACCATGCTCTCCTGGTGCTTGAGAGGGCGTCCGCCAGCGTGTTTGCGACGGGGTGGGGTGGTAGGTGCGGGGGTGGCCTGTCGTGCCTTCTGACGAGCGCGTAGGCGCTCCTGGAGGCTGTTGATGTCGGTATTGATGGTCATTGTGGGATCTCCAGGGACCCCAGGGTGCCCGTGAGTACGATGCGTGCTGGCGGGTCTGGGACTTCGAAAGCGAGCCACCAGAGCGGATCAGACGGGAAAAATCTCTCTCCAGAATCTGGGCCCTCCCTGCGCAGATTGCCGCCCGGCTCCTCTGCCAGGACCAGATACTCTTCCGCGCCCGCGGAGACCGCGCGGTAGACGCCGCTTATGGGTGCGTAGATTGTGATCGTATCCATGTTGTGCTCTCCGGTTGGCCAGGGCCTCGTGGCCCGGGTGTGATTGTGGTGGGCTAGGGGCGCTTGGGCATCACGTAGCACGTGGTGCTAGGGACGACGGCGCAGGTAGCGATGGCGGCTGTGTTGTCGCTGAGAGTGAGCTGCACGGCAGTGGCCTCTTTGGCGTTCTGACCAAGCCTACCCTTCGCGATCAGGTCGAAGGCGGTCTGGCAATCGGCCAGGTAGGGCCAGTGGAAGCAGATGCTGCGCTCGCCTTGGGCTTTTTCGGCGGTTTCCTTAACGGACCGGGCTATCTGGCGCCAGTCGACGAACTTCCCGTCGATGGGCTGGTAGGGGAGGGATACGTCGCCCGATTTGGTATGAACGATCAGCTGGCTGGCGGCGATAGTCACATTGTCGGCGGGGATGGTTGTCGTACAAGTGCTACGGCCGGCTCTGATGGTAGCTTGGACGGCATCTATAGGGATGATGGTCGCGCCGTTGAGTGGGTCAACGGGCAGGGGGGATTTTTCGCCCAATTCATGGACGATCATTTGGTGTCCGTTGCTGGCGACGAGGACTCCATCGGGATCGACATAGATCCCGTTGAGGTAGTAGCGCACGTCCTGATAGGCGGCGAATAGTGAAACAGCGCGCAAAAAGGAAAGGGGGATGGTAATGGTATTTTCGGTCGTCATGGTGTGATCCTCGGTTGAGGCGCGTCCTTGCGCCGGTGGTGGTAGTGTTAGATCAGGCTGTTGAGGTTGGAATAGTGGGTCCACCTTCCGTAGCTCCATTCCCAGTCGGGATCGGACTGCGACCATTCCTGGGGGCTGATCTCCTCCCAGAGTGGGCTGGCGTAATCAGGCAACGGGTTGCGCGGGTCGCGCAGGGCCTCGGCTAGAGAGACATCGACCGGTTTGCCGAAAGGCACGCGGGCCACGATGCCGTAGCAGGGGATGACGAAGTAGCGATTGGGATACGTTTTAACAGACATGGCTTGGTTTCCTGGTTGGTCTGGGGCTCGTCTCCCTGCCCCTCGACTACAATAGTAGACGAACGTCTAGACTTCCGTCAAGACATATCTACGAAATTTTTTGCCGTTGATGGGGCTTTGGGACTAAGATATTGAGAGGGTTGGGGAATTTTTTTTCTGGGAGGTGCGGGTGGGACGAGGCGCGAAACTGCCGAACGGGCTCACACAGCGGCAGGCGCGGTTTGCTGAGCTGGTGGCGGAGGGCATGGAGCCGCGCAAAGCCTACGGGGAAGCGGGGTATAGTATTCGTGGAACGGCAGGGTCCATCAGTCGTCGAGTGCATGATTTGATGACACACGGCCAGATTCAGCAACAAATCACTGAATATCGTGAAAAAGTCTCCGAAAAGGTGCTGTTATCCCTCGAAGAACACCTCGAAAACCTGCGTCGGATAGCGGAGGATGCGCGCGCTGCGGGGCAATATGGCGCCGCGGCCGCCGCTGAGAAATCGCGGGGCCAAGCGATGGGGCACTACGTCGTCCGCACCCGGGAAGAGGGAAAGCTCACTATCGTGATCAGCGGAAAGGACGCCCAAGCTTAGCCCCCTCCATATACTATGCCCTCGTCTTCTGCTTCCGTCGTCCAGATACCCACCACACGGGCCGCAGTGGCAGCTGATTTCCGGCTCACCAGACGCCAGGATCTGGCGCAGGATGTGCTGATCTCCGATGCTCGCCATGTGTGCCTGGCCGGCGGGGGACGCAGCGGCAAGACTTTTCTAATCGTTCGGCAGATCATCCTCCGGGCCCTCATTGAAGACGGCACCTTCCACGCGGCTTTCCGATTTCGTCGCAACGCAATCGAAGCGACACTGTATAACCAGACAGTACCGAAAGTCCTCGATCTTTGCTGGCCTGGGCTGCGCCAGGTATTGAATTTCAACAACGTGGATCTGTCAATCGGGTTTCCCAATGGAAGTTGGTTTTTTTTCGGGGGCCTGGACGACAAAGAGAGGACAGAGAAGATTCTGGGAAGTGAGTTCGCGACGCTGTATTTCAATGAATGCTCGCAAATCCCCTGGTTCAGCCGCAATACCGCCGTCACCCGTCTCGCTCAAAGGTGTAAGACGCTGAAGCTCAAAGCCTTCTACGACTTGAACCCCAACGCCCGGGGATCGTGGGTGCATCGGCTGTTTATCGATAAGATTAATCCCGAAACAAAACAGCCGCTCGCCAATCCGCTGAACTACGCTCACTTCTACCTCAACCCGATCGATAATATCGACAACATTGACCCCGAGTACCTCGAGGAGCTGAAGGCGCTACCCGAGCGCGATCAACGCCGGTTCCTCTATGGGCTGTATGCAGACGACACGGTTGGACAGCTGTGGACTGAGGATATGCTCGCTCTAACCCGGGTGCTCGGGCACGCGGGCACGCTTCCTGATTTTCTGCGGGTCATCGTGGCGGTCGATCCCTCGGGCAGTCGAGGGCCCGAGGATACGCGCTCTGATGAAATCGGGATTACCGTACAAGCCCTGGGTACTGATGGTCATGGCTACTTGTTGGAGGATTTGACCGGTAAGTACCGCCCCGAGGATTGGGGCCGGGTAGCTGTCGATGCGTATGGACGTCACAACGCGGATAGGGTTGTCGGCGAGATTAACTTTGGTGGGGACATGATACGGGCGATCATTCACGCCCAGGATACCGCGATTCCGTACAGCGAGGTTCACGCGAGCCGGGGCAAGGTGGTGCGGGCTGAGCCGATCAGCGCTCTGTATGACCAAGGCAAACTGCACCATGTTGGATACTTCCCCGAGCTGGAGGATGAGCTGCAGCATTTCACCATGTCTGGATACACAGGTCAGCGCTCGCCCAACCGGGCGGATGCGCTGATCTGGGGCTGGACTGAGCTTTTCCCGGCGCTCGTGAAGAACTCGGAGGACCGGGTATGGACTCCCCCACCGGTCAACACACGCGCGCACAGTGCGGCGCAGTACGTGCGACGGGTCAATCGGAGATAGTGAAATCGTGTTGTTCGAATCTACAGATGAATAGGAGAATGAAATGGCAGCCATGACGCCAGCAATGATAGCGGCAATCGGCACAGTGATAGGCGCTGCGGGGACAGTGTACGCAGCTACCCGAAAACCCAAGATTCCGGGTCAGAAGCCTACGGCCCCAGTTCCGGACGACGAGGCGGCGCGCATCGCCCGGGAGCGGCAGTTGCGTACAATGTACGCGACCGGGGGCCGTGAGGGTACGAATCTACGGGGCCCTGGAACGCAGAACGTATTGGGATAACGCACAGTGAAGAGGAGATGCGAACATGAGTGGATTGACTAAGCTAGACCCGGGATTCACGCTGCTGGGGAAGCTTTTTGGTGGAAGCGGGGGCGGCAGTAAGAAGACGGGCGGCACTGCAGCGATGCGCGCCGATAGGCGCAAAACCTCTGTGCAGTCGATGCAATCCCGTTATGCCGGGGCAGCAACGGGCCCGGTGGGCTCAGACAGTGGGGCCAACACGGTGCTGAGTGACAAGTTGGGGTGATCCATGGCAAAAAAGACCGTTCAGGAACTCCTGGAGTTCGCTTCCCATCTGCGGGACCAGCAATCCCCGGTGCTGAGCCTATGGCAGACGCTCGCGGAGTATTTCTATCCTGAGCGCGCCGACTTCGTTTTCGCTCGGAATCTGGGCCAGGAGCTATCAGACCAATTGGTAGATAGCTACCCTATCCTCGTGCGCCGAGATCTCGGCAACGGAATCGCGGCGATGCTGCGCGACGGGCAGTGGTTCCAGATGCGCACCCGGTATGACGAACCGGATCACGAGGCGCTGATGTGGTTAGAGTGGGCGACATCTAGGCTACGTCGCCTAATGGGAGACGTGCGCAGCAATTTCGCTCGGGCCACTAAAGAAGCCGATCATGACTTCGTTACGTTCGGGCAGCCGGTGATACAGGTCACTGTGAATAAAAACAGGGATGGATTGTTATTCCAGACCTGGCATTTGCGGGACTGTAGCTGGTGGGACGATGAAACGGGAAGCATAGAGGGAGTGGTGCGACGGTGGTCGCCAACCCGACGTCAGCTGTACGGTCTATTTCCTAAAACGGTGCATCAGGAGTGCATCGAGAAAATGCACCGTGAGCCATTCGGCGAGGTGAAGTGTCTTCACGTCTCTATGCCTGCCGAGATGTATGGTGACGAGCAGATAGCGGAGAAATATCCCTTCGTTTCGCTATACATCGATACAGATCACCAGCACATCCTGGAAGAGACCGGTGTGGTGCAAAAGCAGTACATCATTCCCCGCTTCCAGACAGTCGCGGGCTCGCCGTATGCCTATTCCCCTGCCACGGTTGCGGGGCTGCCGGACAACCGGACCCTACAGGCTATGACGTTCACGCTGTTGGAGGCAGGGGAGCGGTATGCGCGACCACCGATGCTGGCAACACAACAGGTGGTGCGGGGTGATATCAATTTGTACGCAGACGGTATTACATGGGTGGACCGAGACTACGACGAGCGTCTCGGTGCGTCCTTGCGTCCGATATTCCAGGATCGCGGGGGGTTCCCGATCGGTGAAGAGAAGCGCAGCCAGATCATGGAGACCCTGGCCTCGGCCTTCTATCTCAATAAGCTCAGCCTCCCGGAGACATCCCGCGAGATGACAGCGTTTGAGGTGAACGAACGCATGAAGCAGTATCGGCGGGAGAACCTGCCGCTGTTTACCCCACTGGAGGAGGAGTACAACGGTCAGCTCTGCGAGCAAGCGTTCCAGGTCGCTTTCTCCTATGGGCTGTTGGGCTCGCCGCGGGATGTGCCACAGTCTTTGCTCGGGCAGCAGGTTAGCTTCAAATTCCAGTCCCCGCTCAGTCGGGCGGAGGAGGAAGAGAAGGCGCAGCGATTCAGTCAGACATCGGCACTGCTGCGCGATGCGGCGCAAATGGACCAGATGGTGGCGGCCAACGTCAATTTTGACGTAGCTGTACGGGATGCGATCACCGGAATCGGGGCCCCGGCGCGCTGGTTGCGGTCTGTCAACGAGGTGCTGCAGATTCGTCAGACTGACGCGATGGCACGTGCCGCACAAGCTGCACTTGCGGCCCAGGCCGCCACGCCTGAGGTGGCCGCATGACCGGTGCCGGGGGCGCGCGGTGCTGGGATGTGGAGCCACTGAGCAAAGAGGAGGTGCAGGCCCTCAAGAGCCTATACCGCGGGGACGCACAGACGCATCAACAGCGCTTGGCACTCCAGGTCATCATCAATAAATTCGGGCGCATGTCCCAGCCGGCTTTCGTTCCGGGTGATCCAGGGCAGAGCGCATTCCTGGCGGGGCGACAATTCGTCGCCCTGCAGATCACTGATTGCATCAACAGGCCCCTGGGCCAGTTGGTCTACGCGGATCAAGCCGCGGAGATCGATAGTCGAGAGGAGAGCAAAACATGAGAGCAAGAGAACTGTGGCAAACCATGATGGACGAGTCGCAGCCTCCGGCAACCGGGAATACGGGTGCGGAGAGTCAAGAAACCGGCGAAACGGGCAGCATACGCGTCGTTGACGACGGTGCGGGGGCACCCGCAGTCAACGCTAAGTGGTTGGACACGCCCGCCGACAACTGGCGAGAGGCGATCGCAGGGGACGACGAGGCCCTGCTCAACACGCTGAAGAGACACAAGGACCTGCGCTCAGTGATCAAGAGCGGTTGGGAGGCGCAGCAACGAATCCGCAAAGGCGAAGTGAGCAACGGATTGCCAGAGAATCCCACCGAGGATCAACTCGCCGCTTGGCGGCAGGCCAACGGGGTGCCCGAGGCACCGGATAAGTACGCCCTCACTCTCGACGAGGGTTTGGTGCTTGGCGAGAGTGATTCTCGTATCCTGAAGACCGTGCAAGTTGCAGCGCATGCGGCTAATGTTCCCGCCGCCACGCTCTCCACGCTAGCCAATGCGATGCTGGCCGGCCGGCAGCAGGAGGAGGAGGCTGAGCGAGCGCAGCACGCGCTCGACCAGCAGCAAGCTGAGCGGCAGCTGAAGGAAGCGTGGGGGCAGGAATACCAGACCAAGGTCAACCTGGCTACGCTCTTTGTCTCGCAACTCCCCGAAAGCGTGCGCGGTCTGGTGGCATCTGCCAAGATGGCGGATGGCAAGGCACTGTTCAACAGCCCCGAGGTGCTGGATTACGTTGCTGAGCTGATGCGAAAGGTAGCACCTGCGGCCACAGTGGTTCCCAACTCCAACAACCCGATGCAGTCAATCAACGACGAGATCAAGCGGCTAGAGGATCGCATGGGCACGCCCGAGTGGTACCAGGACAACGCGGCGCAGAAACGGTACCGTGACTTGATCGACGCCCGGCAGGCCATGAAATGAAGACACTCCTTCATGTCGGCTGCGGTGGATCGTATCTGGAGAACCTTCCGGAAATATTCCACGAGGGTTGGGCTGAGATCCGACTGGACATAGACCCGGACGCGCAACCGGACATTTTGGCGGACATCACCGACATGGGGGCCCTATTCAATGGGTGTGTAGACGCAGTGCTCTGCGCGCACATCTTGGAGCATCTGTACTCCCACCAGGTGCCTACGGCTTTGCGAGAGTCCTACCGGGTGCTGAAACCTGGAGGGCATTTCTTCGTCACCCTGCCGGACATACAGGCAGTGGCACTAGAGCTGGTGAAGGGGAGGCTGGAGGACCCGCTCTTTGAGTCGGCTCTGGGCCCCATTTGCGCGATCGACATACTGTATGGACATCGGGAATCGTTGGAGAAGGGGCGCGCGGCCATGGCGCACAAAACTGCGTTCACCGCAGAGACCTTGCAGTGGAAGCTGGAGGAAACCGGGTTCAAAATCCTGGACTTGCATAGAGACGAGCGATATGCGCTATGGGCATCAGCCCAGAAACCGGAGGCGAAGTGAAAGAGAGCACAAGTGTGGTGGTAACCGGGAAAGAGGCCCGAGCCTACGGACATCCGACACTGGATAGAATCCAGGAAGCCTTCACCGAGTACCAGCGGGATCACGAGCAACTGCGGCCCATCCTCCTGTACCTGGGAAGGGACACGCACCAGCGGATGCTCGAAGAGCTGCGGGTGAATTACCGGCTGAAGGAGAGCGATATGCTGTTCGACGGTCATCCGCAGGTCTACGGCATCCCGTATTTGGTCGCCGATGTGCCGGAATATTTGGGTGTGAAGTGAGGGGCTGACAGGGCTAGCCGCTGAGTTCTCCGTGTGACTAGCCCTTTTCCCTATCCATCTGATTCTGCTATATTATCCCTCGTAAGCGGGCGAAACCCCTGACGCTTTCCCGCGGCCCCGAACTCCACGGCCAACCCGCAAGCGGAAGTACGACGGCTACCTTGAGCCGGCTCTGGAAAAAACCTTTATTTTTCGGAGACTTCCGCAATGGCTGATTACGCCTATCAGACACAATACCGGCAAGAATTCATCAAAGGATTCGAGCGCCGGCAGAGTCGTGCGCGTAGCACGGTGACCACCGAAATCGAAGTCAAGGGCAATAGCGCCGTATTCCTCGTGGCTGATTCTGGCAGCGCGACCGCGGTTACCCGCGGCGTGAACGGCGACATCCCGACCCGCCCGGATAACTTGACCCAGTATACCGCCACCCTGCAAGAGTGGCACGATGTGCCCGAGCGCACCAACTTTAATATCTTCGCCAGCCAGGGCGACGGTCGCCGTATCATGCAGGAGACAAGCATGGCGGTGATCAATCGCAAGATTGATGATGACATCATCACCGCCCTTTCGGCCGCCACGGTCACCCTTACGATGACGCAGACCAGCGCGGCTACGTTCCTGGCGGATCTGCTTGACCTGAGTGTCACGTTGGCGGAAGCCAACGCGGACGAGGACGCGCAGATCAGCGCGCTCGTTACTCCCGCGTTCTTTGCCAACATGATGACCATTCCTCAGGTCTCGTCTGGCGATTACGTGCGCAATCCGATCTTCCCTGAGGGCATGCCTAAGTCCACGGCCTGGGCCTGGAACGGGGTCAACTGGATCAGGCATACCGGACTGAGCGGGATGGGATCTAGCTCCACATGCTATATCTACAGCAAGAACGCCATAGGGCACGCCTGCGACATGGAGCGTATCATCACCCATGTCGGCTACGACGAGAAGAACGACAAGTCGTGGGCCCGCTGCACGACCTACATGGGCTCGAAATTGCTGCAAAACTCGGGCGTAGTGAAAATCACCCATGCTGATGGCACGATCATCGGCGCGTAATCGGGAGGAATAGCAATGGCTTACGCGACATCCAATCCCCCGGCCCTGATCGCTCAGCGTGTTGGTGCGAGTAATGGGGCTGTATGGTTCTACAGTGACGGAGATGCCTTGGCCCTGGTGCTCGGAGCTGATTACTTCAGCAACGGCGATGCTCTCGGCATGAAGGACGGCGACAAGGTCATCTACTACGACGAGACTAACGATATCCAGTACGACCTGGTGGTCGATGGTGTGACATCGGGAGGTGCTGCCACCGTGCGTCCCGCGGCCACCACCAGCGGTGCCGTAGCCTCGATTACCGCGTCCACCTACGCGCCGGCCGCGCAGGAATCGGGCACCACGTTCTTGCTCAATCGGGCCGCCGGTATCGTGGTGACGTTGCCTGAAGCGGCTGTGGGACTCAACTTCCGTTTCGTGGTGGGCACGTCCGTCACGTCTAATGCTGACAGTATCGACTGCGCCTCCGGGGACTTCCTCTTGGGCGTGGTCAATCTAGGTGCGGAGGACGGGGCTGCTGACGCATTCGGTGGTGACGGCGCAGCGGATTTGAGCCTCGATATGAATGGAGGCACTACGGGCGGTCTGGTCGGTTCTGAGGTGGAGGTGACTGCAGTATCTGCCTCGCAGTGGGTCATCCGCGGTTCACTGCTAGGTACCGGCACCGTCGCGACACCGTTCTCGACTGCCTAAGCGTAAACGCCGGTTCTCGGGCCAGCCGCCGCTGGCCCGGGGTTTTTGAGAGCACGGAAAAGAGGGCATGATATGGCGACACGTTCACAACCTAAACTGATTGAGCCGGTTCGGCCGATTGATTGCAAGCTGGCCGAGCACGCATTTCGCACCCACGCTGTCATCCTGCGCCGGGAGACTCGGGTGACTTGCGCCGAGGATCTCCTCAATCCTGTGCTTTACGAGCACATTTCGCGCAGCATTCGCGCCTTCGATCAGGTGCAGTTCCTGGATGAGGCCGGAGCATTCTGGGCTAACGTTCTGGTGACCTTCGCTCAGGGCAGTATGGTGCGGGTGTCTATCCTGCAGTTCGTCCCGCTGGATACGGTGGATCTATCCTCGATGGACACCGACAGCGATTACGAGATCCGACTGCGCGGGCCCCTGCGCTGGTGCATCATCAAGCGCAGTACCGGTGAAACGGTCAAGGAAAACCTGCCCGACAAAGCGAAGGCACTGCAGGAGCTGATGGATATCCGGAAAGCGATGGCCGCGTAACGCGGTGAAGGGGGAGAGGCACCCATGGCGGTAACGAAGCTAGCGCTGTACAACAACGCGCTGATCACACTGGGCCAGCGCGTTCTCTCCTCCGAGTCCGAGGCGCGGGAGCCCCGATATGTACTGGATGCCATCTGGAACATGGGGGCGGTGGACTACTGCCTGGAGCTGGTCAAGCCCCGGTTTGCAACTCGAACATCGAAGCTAACCTCGTCCACCGCGTCATCGCAGCACGACCTCGACAACGTTTACAGCCTCCCCTCGGACTACATCGCCACTGTTGGCGTCTACTCTGATGCGGAGCTGACGCAAGAGATCACTCGATTTATTGTCGAGGGGTCTACGCTGGCGTGTGACTACGCCACGGTATACCTGAGGCACGTCTACAGCGGTGCCAGCTACGCCACCTGGCCCGCATCGTTTGCGCAGGTAGTCTCCGCGTATCTCGCATCCCGGGCGGCGGTAAAGATAGACCCCACCAAGCTAGAAGCGGCCACGGTGACATTCACCGAGGCCACTAAGGCCGCGATAGCGTTGGAGGAAGAGCGGGAATCGAAGGACCGATCGCCACAGATCACGGGTACGCTGACCGCGACCTGGCGGCACATCTATAACGACGCATTGTTGATTTTGGGCCAGGAGAAGCTGACCACAGGCACCGAGGACACGCTGGCCCGTACGGTGCTGGACACGGTAGTCGATGCGCAGGTAATCGAGGACATGCTGGAGGAGACCGGTTGGATCTTCGCCCTCACGTCGAACAAGATCACCTACGACCCATCAGCTGAAGCGAGCTTCGGATACACCCGGGCGCATGCCATCCCGACAACCATGCATCGGCTGGACGGGATCTATCAAGACGAGCGTATGCAGTCCCCGTTGCGGGACTACAAGGAGGAGGAGCAGTACTGGCACTGCGACCTCGACACGATTTACGTACAGTATGTCGATAACACCTATCTATCCTCGCCCAACCTCTGGCCCGCGTATTTCCGCCGGCTGGTGGCGGCGAAGCTAGCGAAGGACGCCGCTCCCCGGCTGCGCGGGCAGGGTGCGGACCTGGTACTCGCCGAGAGTGAGTACCGGGCTCGTCGATACGAGGCGCTGAACAACAGCGCGGTGGCCTCGCCGCCGAAGATCCTGGCTATCGGAAACTGGGTAGGCGCACGCTGGCGGCAGGGCTATCGGGGGAGGCCGTAGGTGGAGTAGGTGGAAAACCTCATCGTCAACAAGTTCAACCGTGGGGAGATAGATCCCCGAGCGTTGGCGCGCGATGACTTCACCAAAGCGGTCAACTCGTGCGCGTTGATGGAAAACTTTATCCCCGGCCGGCTGGGCCCGATGTCGTTCCGACCGGGAACCGAGTACATAGGCGCCTGCATTTCTGCGAACAGTCACCTGGTGCCGTTCGTTTCCGGGCTGGATACCGACGAGCAGACGGTACTAGAGCTCGAAAACCAGGTGATGCGGGTCTGGGTAGACGATACCCTGCTCACCCGCACCTCGGTTACTACGACGATAACCAACGGGGACTTCGCAGTAACCCCTCTGTCGTCTGGATGGACGGACGCGTCGGGCGCCGGGTCCACCGTGGGGTACGACGCGACCAACGATTACGCACTACTGACCGGTGCTGGGGGTACGAGTGCCGCGATTTGGCAGCAATTCGGCACGGTGCAGACAGGTGCGGAGCATGCTATCCGGATCACGGTCCTAGAGGCGCCAGTCGTCGTCTACCTGGGCTACGGTACGACAGCGAAGCTCGGCGACATATTTCACGGGGAGCTGGGGGTCGGGGTCCACTCGCTGGTGTTCACGCCCACCTCGGCCAATGTCACGATCACGCTCGAGAACTCCAAGAAGTATCGGACCGCGATCTCGGAAGTCGCGTTCGAGACCACCGGCACGTTTACGATAGGCTCGCCTGTCGCTACTGCGTATCTATCGTCGATCCGGTACCGTCAGTCCGCCGATGTGATGTTCCTGGCGTGGAGCGCCGGTGCGCAGTTCAAAGTGGAACGGAGAGGGGCCAAATCATGGTCGGTTGTCTGGTATCAGGCGAACGATGGACCGTTCCGGGCCATCAATGATACTGCGATCACGCTCACTCCGGCCGCCCTTTCCGGCAACACCACCCTTACGGCTAGCGCTCCGTTGTTTCAGGCGGGACATCTGGGATGTCTATTCCGTGTGCTGTCCGCCACGCAGCAAGCTACAGCAGATGTGACTGCGGAGGACACGGGCACCGCCGGGGTGCGCGTAGTGGGCACAGGGAACAATCGGGACTATCAGGTGGTCCTCGATTTCACCACCGGGTCTGGGGTGGGTACGATCACGCTGCAGCGGTCCAGTGACAACATCACCTGGGCCGACATGGTTACGTTCACGGCCGATACAGACAAGACCTACAACGATGGGTTCGACGATGCAATCTTCTATTACCGGCTCTATTGCAAGACGGGTGACTACGCCTCGGGGACCATATCGCTTTCGATTAGCACGCTGTCTGGCTCTATCGATGGGGGTGTCGCGCGGGTGACGGGGGTCACGTCCACAACCGTTGTTACCATCCAGGTGCTGAAGGACTTTCTTTCGACTGATGCTACGCGGGATTGGTACGAGGGCGCCTGGTCCACGGTAAACGGGCACCCGACATCGGTATCCCTCTATGAAGGGCGGCTCGGGTGGGCTGGCCGTACCAGGATCTGGTTGTCGGCGTCTGACCGCTACTACACATTCGACGATCTTCTCGAGGGAGACTCAGCGCCGGTCACTCGGACAGTGGGGTTCGGGCCAGTTGAGGACATATCATGGATGGCGGAGAGCACCCGCTTGGTGCTGGGTCTCGCCACGGATATTGTGGCGGTACGAACAAACAGTTTTGGCGAGGTATTGACCCAGCTCAACGCAAACCTGAAGAGCGGCAGCACACAGGGTACCGCGAACATCGACGCAGTTCGACTAGATGACACCGTATTCTATGCGCATCGCAGCGGCACCCGGCTGATGAGTTTGGATTACCAGCTTGACCGCGACATCAACGCTGCGGCGGACCGATCGATACTGAACCAAGACCTATGCGACGCAGGGATCAAACGCATCGCCATCCAACAGAACCCGGAAACCCGGGTATTCGTTCTGCTGAACGATGGAGAGTGCCGGGTGCTGACTTTCGAGCCCGTAGAGGACGTGCAAGCCTGGAGTAGGCTTGTCACCATCGGGACAATTGAGGACATGACTGTGGTGCCGGGACCCGATGAGGACCGACTGTATTTCGTGGTGTCGCGTAACAGCGGAGCCTATCTGGAAAAGCTCTCCACCTATGCGGATGCGGAAGCGGCCATCCTCGAAAAGACACTGGACAGTTGGACGGCCATATCGGGAAACACGAGCGCTACGATTTCGGGCCTCACGCACTTGGCCGGTGAGAAAGTCTCGATCCGCGCTTCTGGCGCGGACATCGAGGCCACCTATCGCGTGTCTGCGGGGGGCAGCATCACGTTGCCCGCGGTCTATTCGAGCCTGGTTGTAGGGATTCCCTATACCGCCGGCTACATCAGCAACAAGCTCAACGGATACACTGCAGGTTCGGTGCTGTCCCGCCTGAAGCGGATCGTGTCATCCTCCTTGATCATGTACAAGTACCGCGATCGCGCGGTACAGGTGGGGTACAACGCGAGCACGGGGCTGGGTGACATGCCGCTCATCGAGAACGGCACCACGTTTACAGAGGGCCAGGTGGTGAGCGGGGAATACGATGAGATCCCGTTCGAGTTCGACGGGGACACCGAGACCGATCCGCGGGTGTACATCAAAGCGATCGCCGCCTGCACCATCCTCGCCATGGTGCTGGAGATCGAGAGCGGGTACGCCGCCAGGTCGGTCGACCTGTCGAAGATGGGAGCCTGACCCGTGGAGATCCGGCCCGCGACCGCAACGGATATCGAGGCATTGTATGGGCATCCGGCGAAGTTCACCTTGCGCGCGGTCGTCGCCGAGCACGAGGGAGAGGTGCTGGGAATCATGGGCGTATTCCATTCCACCCCCCTGATGGCGTTCTGTCAGGTCACGCCGCGGATGAAAGAACGGTACCCCACGACCATCCTTCGCGCAGTGAAGGCCTTCCCCACGCTGCTCCATGGTTACTCCGAACCGATTTATGCGATCCCGGACCCTAACGAGCCGCACGCCAGGGAGATCTTGAAGAAAGCGGGCTTTCGACGGGATGAGAGTCGAGACGCGGAGATATATGTATGGACATGAATCCGGCCCAAATCGCGACAATCAATACACTCGTCTCTGGTACGAAAGAGATCGCGCAAGGTATTGGCGCCGCAAATCAGGCCAGTTATTCGGCGAGCCAGTACAAGCAGGCAGCCCGGGCGGCGATTGCCACAGGCTCCCGCGGGGCCTACGCCGCCGGCAAAGAAGGCAAGATCGTGGAGTCCGACGCACGAGCGGCTATGGCCGCCGGGGGCGGAGACCCGATGGACCCAGGAATGACACGGCTGCTCTCCCGTGTCGGCAGGGACGCACAATACAACGCGCTGGCCGCCATGTTCGAAGGCGAGCAGAGGGCTTACGGGCTGAGGACCCAGGCCAATACCTACGATCTGCAGGCCAAGCAGCAACGCTTGTCTGGGATCACAAGCGGGCTCAGTACCATGCTGTCCCAGGGGTCTACGATCTATGACGAGTACTACAAGGGCCCCAGTGAGAAAGAGATGGCCAGCTGGAGTCAGAAGGAGAGGAACCGCTATCAGCTATGGAAGGATCAGCCCTGGTACAAGCGGGGACAGTTCAAGGACTTCACAATGGACTCGTTGCGCTGAGGTAGCCCTTGATGGCCGTCATTCCCGACTACCGCACGCTAGCCCCACGGCAGACCCTCCAGATAGGCTCGCCCATCGCCACGATGCCACAAGCGCCGGGGGTGAGCGACACGGCGCAGCGGGAGATGCAGAGGCAGATGGATGCGGCCGACGCCAAGGAGATTGGCGATGCGGAAAGCGCGTTCTTCATGGCCAAATCGGAAGCGGATAATCAGGCCGATGAGGACCTCGATTACACCACGCTCCCAGATCGGTATAGAGAGAAACTTGACGATGTTATAGCGGAGGCCTCTTCCGGCATTTCCCGAGCTTCTGCCAGAGACCAGTTTCGACAGAAAGCACAACTACAGGTGCTGGAGGGGTACGGTAGAGTACACGATATCGCTGAGGTGCGGCGCAAGGATGCAGAAATCGCGGAAATGAATGACCGGTTTGTGAAGGGCAGAGAGGCCGCAATAAAGTCAGGCAACATGGTCGAATATGGTCAATTCGTAGATGGGCAGCTAGCTGTTGCTCGTGCAAGGGGGAACATCGACGCCCAGCAAGAACAGGAGTTAGCTAACAAGATGAAAGTGGATGCGGCGCTTGGCCGCATCGACACGCTACCCCCATGGCGGCAGGTGCAGGAGCTACAAGCATCCTGGGCTGACAAGTATTTACCTGAAGACACTCGGATGGTGAAACTGCGCCAGGCGCAGGACCAAGCCCGAGCGGAGGCAGATCGTATCAGTCAGAAACAGCGCGCAGATGCGGTCGCAACACAAGCGGCGAAATGGATCGAGAGGCAAGCATCCCTTAACGAGATGCACGCAGATATAAGAAAAACCAAAGATCCGCTCTTGCAAGCACGTCTATATAATGCGGCTACTGCAGCTGCATCACAAATCGCTAACGCACGGCAAGAACGCCGTGACGAGTTTATGAAACGGGCGGTGCCCCTAGTAGCTTCTGGGGAGATGAAAACGCGGGACATCACCTACGATCAGTGGAGAGACGCTACTCCTAATGACATCCCTTTTCTTTTGAAATTGGAAGCGGAGGCGGCAGCGCCAGCGCCAACCGCTGTATGGGATAACAGCGCTGAGCTGGAATTGATTCGAGCCAAAGGCAGCGGTGGACTCGGTGGGCAAGCCAATGTTCGACAATGGATGGAGACACACCCGGAGGTAGTCAAGATGATGCCACCCAAGAAGTTCGAAGAATACGGAGGATTTGCCTATGGCGGTGCGGACATCACGCCCCCTACGGTCAAAGACGCGGAGGACACGCTACGGCAAAGAGCCACGTTGAACTCGATTACCGATGAAGCGAAGCAGAGTCGCCTGATTCTAAACCTGCGGGACTGGATGTATGGTATCAGTGATACTACAGGACAGTTCCCCGCCCAATCGGAGATTAACAACCGCATAGACAAGCTTCTAGAAGAAGTCATCTACAGCCCTGGGGTTGTTTGGGACTCAACAATGCCCGTGGGTGCGATGGATAGCGAGCAGAAAAGCGATATGTTGGCGTATTATTATACCAACAATCGCCAACTCTATGAGGAAACGCTTCGTCGTATGACCGATGCAGGAGAGTTCACGACCGATGCAGCCGGGAACAAACAGTACGATCCTGCGGTTTTCATGGCGCGATTCAACGCCCTGTACCAAGGAACATCCAAGTTAGAACCCGCCACTAAGGAAAGCGCTCCACTGGTAATTGAATTTCCTCCGAACTACATGGAAGCGGAGAAACAGAAGATCCTAGACTTACGGAGCGTAAGTCCTTTGGCTTTTCAACTCACAGAGAGGAAACTTATTCAAAATAAAGTGCCTCCTTCGCAGATTTCCTACGAGATGTTTGCGATTATCTTTACGACCATCTTGCGCAACCTAGACCGGAACAATGCCCCTACCCCCTGAACAAGCTCGCCTGTTCGGTCTGGCGTCACCGAGTTTACCGGGTGCGCCGGACGCACCGCCAGACCCAAAACAGGTGCTGCCGAAGATTACTCGGGCCAGTCGGTTCAATCCGGACGGGAGCGCTGCGCTGCTCAAGCTGGCAAAACCTCTCGGCATGTCGCTTGATTTCGCTCGCAAAGACGAACAACAGCTGAAGGAATTCACACGGGCACTTGGCATCGATGTCAAAAGCTTGCAGGAGAACGCACCAAACACATACGATTATCTGTCCGATGAGGAGAAAGCCGCGATCAGTTTCGATGACGTGGGCACGCTGGCCGAGATCGAGAGGGCGTGGGGTCGCAGATATACTTCGGGCGATTTTCTCAAAGATATGGCGCTAAATCTTGGCTTGGGTATCGATGACCTGGTGCGGATGATCCATCCCGAGAGGATGCAGGGAGAGAGGTTCGGTGTTCTCTATAAAGGGGCCGGTGAGCGTCTCGGATTCACTGACGGTAGTGCCAGAGAAAGACTGACCGAAGGAATGTCTCCCCAGATTCGAGAATCCTTGCAGTACCTCACAGAGGATGTTGGATATCTGGAAACGGTTTCACGAGCGTTGCAGAGACCTGCAGCGTTGTCGGCGGTTGCCGCGCGATCTGTACCCGCATTCGTGGGAATCACAGGTGCTACTAGATCTTTCGCACTCGGTCTGTTGAAAAAAGAAGGCATCCAAGTAGGGACATCTGAGGCAGCTACCTTCTTAGCTCAACCACATATCGCGGGCAGAATAGCGGCCGTATCTGCGGGAACAGAAGGCGCACTGTCAGCCGGATCGACTCTGCTTCAAGCGGAAGAAGAGGGCGTTCCTTGGTCAGAAGTAATACTGCCTTCTATCCTGACCGGCGCGTGGACTACCGGCGTGTCCCTGGGCCTGTCGAAAACGCTCCCCGGGGGCGACGTCGAAGCGACTCTCGGTCGGTCCCTGGCGGGACGGGGCCTTGCGGGCAGAACCCCAGGTTTCTTGCGGGCCACCGGGCGCACACTAGGTGCTGGCGCAAAGGAATCCTTGGAGGAACAGATCCAGAGCTTCGGTGAGCAGATAGGCCAGAACATCGTGACCGGTCGGCCCTGGTCCGAAGGCCTCGCAAGTAATGTGGCGATCGGAGGCCTGGTTGGATTTGGCACGGGCACCGGTGCGGGTGCTATTACCGAAATCTCCTCCCTCGGGCGAAAGGTAGACGTGGAGACCCGGCAAGCGATTCAGAGTATCGCCGATCAAAGCGCCATAGACCGGGTTATCACGCTGGCGCAGCAGTCCAAAACCGCAGGACGAGCGCCAGAGGCTATGGCCGAGTTTTTGGCGAGCCTGCGCAGCCCTCTCTCCCTCTATGCCCCCGCCGAGGTAGTTTCGCAACTACCTACACAGTATCTACCGGCATTCGCGGAGCAGATAGCCGCGAATCCTAATGGGGATGTACAGATCCCTACAGACTTGTTCGTGAACCAACTGGCCCGAGACCCCGAAGCCATCAAGGTGCTACGTGAGCACCTGAAGGTAGACCCCATGGCGATGTCCCGCGCGGAGCTGGCCGCCGGGGAGTCGGCTGGTGTCCGGCGCATGGTCGAGGAGGCCGCTAAGGCAAAGGAGACGCACGACGAAGCCAGCGCGATCATGGAGCAGATCAGCGAGCAGTTGCGCGCGACCGGCATCCTACGGCCTGAGGAGGCCACGTACAGCTCGGTGCTGATTCCGGCATACCTGACCACCAAGGCCGAGGAGCTGAAGAAGCGGGAGGCCGCCGGGACGCTACCCCGGGGGACGCGAGCGCCCACGGTGCGTCAGCTCTACGAGGATTTCTTCAATATCCGCATCGAGGGCCCAGCGACTGCACGCAAGACGGCCGAGCAGATCGATGCAGCGGGCCTAGAGCTGGAACAGATGAACATCGAGCTGCAGGACCAGGAGACAGGGGATCTGCGACCCGTGGAGGCGCTACCCGCCCTAGCGGAAGCCGACAACAGGGTAGGCGCCCTGCAGCAATTACTTGATTGCCTGAGAGCATGAGGACGTAACCGTGGCAGTGCAAACTGATTCAACCAACTTTCGCCGCACCTCTGAGCTAGACATGCACCCCGTGCGATCTATGTCTGTCGCTATGGAGCAGATGAGTCGAGAGCGCGCGGCCTTCGTCGAGGCCATGACCACCCTGATTCGTGAGCTGCGCATAGACGCACCGGCACCCCAGGTGACCGTGACTCCGCGGATCGAGGTTACTGTGCCGCCGATCGAGATCCCGCCGATCAAGTTCGAGCCTCTGATCGACGTGCAGGTTCCGCCGATTACGATCCCACCGGCGCAGGTGACGGTGATGGAGGACGATACTAAAGAAGATTCGAAACCCAAGCGCAAACGCTTGGTAGTAAAAAGAGACTTGGCCGGGCTGATCAGCACGGTTGACATTATCGAGGAACCAGAGACCTAGAGGGTGAGACAATGGCACAAGGTGACATGATTATTTTCGACGCTGGATTGGTGAATTTCGGCAACGGGTTTAACGTTGGTGCTGACACCTGGAACTACGGGATCGTGGACAACACCACACCCCCGACAAGAGATACCGCCGATCCATCCTGGGGGGCAGGAGGGACAACGGATTATTCCGCACTTCAGGTAGCCACTGGTGGAACCAGTTATACGGGACCCGTTGCGCTTGCAAGCGGTGTCTGGTCAGAAGCCGTAGCTAATACGTTCAGGCTCGACTTCGCAGATCCTGCCACGCTAGCGCAAGACGCTTCCGGATTCACAGATGGGTACTGGATGATCGGCTATAACGACACCGATGCAAACAAGGATTGCCTATTCGCGATCGATCTCGGTGGGCCGATCAGCTTGGTTGGTGGCTCTTTGGACGTGAACTTCCACGCCAACGGGATCTTCCAGGTGACCTAATGTCAGTCATCGTCAAGTCTCGTCTCATCCCTAATGCCGCTACGGTCACCTATCGGCAGACCAACCCTACCTGGGAAATCCGCTGGTGGGATGGCAAGAAGCTCACCGATATGGACCTCAACAACAAAGGAGTTGATGAGGTTCTGGTAAAGCGAATTCACAATTTGATCGTGCAGCTTACGAAGGCGGCACGATGAGGAATGAGAACTAAATAAATATGGCTACTATCACGCAAAGCTACATTGTTTACGATCGAGCAAACGCAGACGGTACTCGGGACGTGAAATTGGGATTCACGGCGCTGAGTAACAACTCAGTCGAGCGGACTGTCGAAGTAGGACCTTTCCTGGGTGTTCCGTCAGACTGGGATGAGCAGGCTGAGCTGACGGCCAGGGCGCCGATCGTGCTGCAGAATCTGGCGCAGGAGGACCGGCAGTGGCACATTGATCACGCCAGTGAGGATACGCTCTGGCACGATGCCGGAGGATTCTTTGTAAAAGTCGTGCCGGAATGGACTAGCTGGGACGATGCCAGCCTGGCGGTGCTCTGCTACTGGCTCGCCCAGGCGGACAAATTGGCACTGCTGAATATTCTGCTCTACCTATCCCACACCAGCAATGGAGATCTCACGGCCCTGCTCGATGCGACGCAGCAGCAGGCCACAGGTATCCGGGGAGACGTGCAGACAGCCTATGATACTTCTGTTGCCCTGGCCGCCTATGTGCCGTGGGTGGATGAAGCCTGCGTGGTCAGAGCACCATGACACAATATGTGGATAGCACCGCAACCGGTGGTTCGAATAACGGGACAAACTGGGCGAATGCCTGGCTAGCAAGCCAGTCCGCGCTCACCAATGCGGCCGCCGGGGAAGAAGTATGGGTGAGCGTGAATCATGCGGAGGTATTGTCCGCTGGAAACCAGACGCTGACCTGCAGCAATGGGACCGACGCTGCTCCGGTTGTTGTGCTATCTATGACTCCTGTTGGGGCAGCTGGTGGTACCTATACTGCCGGGTCTTCCACGCAGATTCGAACGAACACTGTTGCATCCGATGACCTATCCCTCACGGGCAGTATGTATTGGGTCGGGATCATGTTTTCTGCAGACCTAATCAATCCTTCTGTAGGAAATAACTCTTATAGAAGGTTTGTTGATTGTCATATAACATCGGACTTTCAGCTAAATTGCACATCAAGCAGCGTTGAGGTTAATTTCTTCGGCTGTACTCTTGTTAATACAAATTCAGCAATTACTGGAACTGGCGCTTTTACTGGGGCAAGAGGAACAAGATATGTCTTCGACAATTGTGTATTTTCTGCGCTTACTGATGCTGACCCAGTAAACTTCTTCTATGATGCTGGCAACGAGATCAGTATTTTCGTAAAGGATTGCGATTTGTCGGCGCTAAGTGGTTTCTCCGGTTCGATATTTGCCATCACAGGCTCATCTAGGGCTATTACAGTAAATTCAAAGTTCCCGGCAGAAACGATAGCAGGGACGTTGATACCGGGTGCCTATATCTCGATGTTCAACTCTGGAGCTGGGAACACAAACGTTGACCGCTACGTAAAAGATTATTTTGGAGAAGTAAGCGATTCCACCAGTATATATTTGGCTGGGAGCGATGGTACCACTTCGTACAGCTTCTTGATGGACCCGAGTGGGAATGGAGCAAAAGAACAGGTACAATCCTTGCGGTATTTGCTAGGTGCGATAAGCATAGATGCCTCTGCCGGTGTAACAATAAAGGTTAATATTACTTATGACAGCGCGACACCGCTACAGGATGACGAATTTTGGATTGAGGTGGAGTACGCAGACGACACGACAAACCTAGGACTTATTGCTACTACAGCGCCTGGCTTGGCAACAACTCCATCGAATCTTACAACTAACAGCGAAAGTTGGACCGGCACCGGTGGGTTCTCTAACCCGGTTACGGCACATTGTATTACTTCAGCGATCAGTGACGGAAAAGCCTGCATGGCTTTGGTATATGCCTGCCTCGTGAAAGATCAGGTGGTCTACGTCTGCCCCGAGATTGTGGTAGGGTAGATGGCTGAAAAATTAATTCCTGGGTTTGGGGCACTCAACGAGCCTACAACGGCTGGCGAGTACCTCGTTCCAGGGTTTGGTGTTGTTGTTATTGCGGCAGCGGGTGGCGATACAACGGTTAATGCCGCATCAGCCAGTTTCACGCTAGCCGCGCAAAACGCCACAGTAACCGCTGACAGAACTGTTAGCGCGTCATCAGCTAGTTTCACGCTAGCCGCGCAAAACGCCACAGTAACCGCTGACAGAACCGTTAGCGCTGGCGCGGGGGCATTCACGCTAGCAGGACAAGCCGCGACGGTTGCGGCGGACAGAACGGTCAATGCTTCTGCTGGCGCTTTCACGCTCGCTAATCAGAATGCCGCGGTTTCCACCGGCAACATAATTGATGCAAGCGCTGGAAGTTTCACAATCGCTGCTCAACCGGCCGCGGTGTCTGCAGACCGCGCGGTCAATGCGAGTTCTGCAGGATTCAGTATCGCCTCCCAATCCGCTACGGTTTCAGCGGATCGCACTGTCGCAGCGAGCGCCGGATCGTTCACCCTTACCGCGTATCCGGCGGCGGTCACGGGGGCGAGGAACACGATTGTTTCAGCTGCCTCCGAATCATTTACGTTGACCGCATATCCTGCAACGGTCACCGTAGAATCTGTCACGGAACTGCCCTCACAGGTTTACAATTGGGACAACGAGCTGCGCAAACAAAGGCTTGCGCAGGATGACCGGGAGCTACTGGAGTTGATCGAGATATTGATAATGGCGGATCTGATATGAGCATGAACGTGGTTGTGGCGATCCCGAGCTATGGGCAGACAAAAAACGTCTTCGCCATTTCACTTGCGAAGATGGTGGCCTATTTCGCGCAGCACCGGGTGGACCCCGCATTCTCGGACCAAGCCATGGATTTTGATGTGCGAGAGGGCAGCGGGGTCGGCAGCAATCGAGATTGGCTGATCGACAGGGCCCTAGAGAAACCGGGCATGACGCACGTCTTGTTCATCGACGAGGACATGGCCTTTGAGCCGCACACGCTGCATGTTCTCGCTAGCCGAAAACTCCCGATCGTAGGGTGCAACTACAGAATGCGTCATCCGCCGGCGGAATTCACCGCGCTGGCGCTGAACGCTGAGGGGCGGATCGACACGACCACGGAGTCCACTGGGGTGGAAGAATGCCTGGTCATGGGGTTCGGGTTTTCCTTGATAGAGCGCAAAGTGTTCGAGGCGCTACCGCGGCCCAGGTTTCTGGCGTTCTACGCTGACGACCACTACAGCACCGAGGACACGCCGTTTTTCCTGAACGCCCGCAAGGAGGGTTTCGTGGCGCATGTGGACCATGATGCATCAAAGCTGATCGCTCACCGGGGTGACGTCACCTATCGCTGGAATAGGACCTACTCGACGCTATGAACCTCTTCGACTGCCTGCGCACCATCGAGGGCCTAGGCCCGGAAGACGCGGACACGATTGCCGCCGCAGAGGATCCGCAGGCCGCCATCGAGGCCCTGCTGGCCAACGCGCAGCAGTACCGCGAGGCCGTGGCGCAGGAGATACGCCAAGTCTACGAGCAGCAGACCGGAGAGGCGCTGAGTGAAGAGGATCTGGGAAGGGTGATGTACGGGGATCTTGCGCCCGCAGAGGGGGCGCAGACCCTGTACCAAGAGGGCGCAGAGGGCCCCGCTGTCACAAGGCTCACTGGCGAAGGCGATATTGCAAAGGTACGAACCGGTCAGCCCGTAACTTTCGATTTCATCCACAATACCGAAAGCGCCACCAAGCATTATGGGGTGCCCAAGAAAGATGCGCCTTTTTTCCGGGGATACGAACCCTCCGGGCGGTATATGCAGGTCACTTCCGACGCGACGCGACCTAACCTGCCGGGGTTCATCTCTGGGACTCTGACACTACAGAACCCTCTGGTCATCGAGAACAACGGAGGGGAGTGGAAGAAACGCCTGAGCGATCGCTATGGAGGCAAGAGAGGAAAGAACTTGAGCAAGACGATTATCGCCGCAGGGCATGACGGGGTCATCACGACCGAGCCCAGTTATATCTCCGAGGTGCTGGACCTGACGGTGTTCGATGAAGCGAAAGCCATCTACCAGGGTACCCGTGGGTCGTTCACCCCACCCGTCGACATCATGGCTGGCGGGGATGCCGTCATCCGCCTATTCCAGGCTGCCGACCGCAGCACCTTCTTGCATGAGTCCGCGCATCTATTCCTGACCTTCGAGGCCCGGCTCGCCACAGTCTACGGGATCACCGAGGACCAGCAGACGATACTCGATTGGCTGGGGGTGCCCGACTTCACATCGATCGGGCGCGAGGAGCACGAGAAGTTCGCCGAGACCTTCGAGGTCTACCTGATGACCGCGAAGGCACCCTCGATCGCCCTGGCCCGCTACTTCGCCCGGTTCAAAGACTGGTTGATCCAGGTCTACCAGGCAATCAAGTTCGGCAAGATCGACGAGCACCTCGCCCGTGCGGACCTGACCCCTGAGATCAAAGAGGTGATGGACCGGATGCTAGCCACCGAGGAGGAGATCCGACAGGCGGCCGCGGACCCACAGTATGACCAGTTCTTCACCTCGCCCCAGGCCGCCGGCAAGTCGCCCGAGGAGTGGGACGCCTATCAGAAGGCCGCGCAACGGGTGCGCAATGACGCGAGCGCAGACGTCATGGCCAAGTCGATGAAGGCCTACGAGCGGATGCGCAAGAAGGAGTGGAAAGCAGAAGAGGACGACCTGGCGGACGAGGCCGAGGCTCGCATGCGTGCGTCCGAGCACCCGATGGAGCGGGTGTTCCGCGCACGGGAGCGGGCACTGGAGGCGCCACTGGACCCGACCCTGGTGAAGCAGGCCCTGGGCCGTATGCCGAAAAAGCTCACTCGCTTCACCAAGACCGGGGGCCGAGACCCGGAAATGCTATCTGAAGACCTGGGATATAGCACCCCCGCCGAGATGCTGCAGGAGATGGCGTCCGCCCCTACGATCAAGCAGGCGGCCCGCAGGGAGGCGCACGCCAGGATGGTAGCTACCTACGGGGACATCTTCGCCGATGGCACCCTGGAAGAGGAGGTGCGTCTGGCGCTGCATAATGAGGCCGAGGCCACGTTGCTCCTAATGGAGATCAAGTGGCTGTCGAAGACCGGGCAGGAGATCGATCGGGAATACCTCAAGAACGAAGCGGCGAGGACCGTTGAGAAGCTCACCCCACGCGAAATCCGGGCGAACGAGAGCAAGTACCAGCGCGCCGAGATCCGGGCCGCCCAGAAAGCATTGATGTCGCGCAACGACCCAGCGGCCGCGCGCAATTACAAAATCCAGCAACTCGCCAATCACTACCTGTACAGGGAAGCGCGAGCCGCGCGCGAGAACGCGCCCAAGTGGATCAAGTTCATCAAATCCATGCAGGGTCGGGCCTACAAGACCACCCAGGTTTCGCAGCCCTTCGCACAGATCATCCCGGTCTACGCCCGGATGTACGATGCAGACAAGACTGCACCCGAGCTGCGGCCAGCACTGGCTCAACAGGTGCAGAAGTTCGTAGCGGATCAGGCCGCCGATAAGAATCAATTTCTCCTCGCCAAGCCTGAGGTCACTGACCACCTGCTCCTGCAGATGGATGTCAACGAGCAGGAGAACGCACAACGTGCGATCGAAGGGAAACCGCCAATCCCCTTCACGCTGCCTACCTTGGACGATATGACCTACGCGGACCTACGCTCTGTCAAAGATCAGCTAAAGAGCTTCAGGCACATTGGCGGACAGATGGCGGATGAGGCGGCCGCCAAGGTCAAAGAGACCCGTGAGCACCTGAAGGAAGAGGCGGAAGCCAATGGTGGCGAGGACTGGAAAGGTCAACGAGGGATGGCGCGCGAGCGAGAGAAGGAGTGGCGGGCGTTTTACCGGCTGCTCAACAAGCTTCCCAACTTGCGCAACCTGATCCGGAAGCTCGATGGATTTAGACAAGGTGCGGACGAGACCCTGGGCGCCTTCTACACCGAGGTCTTCCGCCGAGTAGAAGACGCAATGAACCATCGCACGGTGATTCAACGGCAGTTTTATGAACGGTTCGAGCAGGAGATTGGGGACATACACCGGATGGGACTGAACAAGAATGCAGACCCCCGCACCTATGAAGTCTCCAACGGTGCCACCTATACGTTGGCGACCGAGCACCGGTTTATGGTGCTCCTCTACATGGGCACCGAGACAAGCCGGCAGCGACTCATGGAAGGGTTCCCGGGGATGACCGAGCAGGATATGGAGCGGATCGTGTCAGACCTGACCGAGGACCAGCTGCGACTAGCCAATGCGGTGTGGAAGATCAATGAATCCGTCTGGCCGGAGCTATCAGCGGCGTATGTGCGACTAAAAGGCGTGGCGCCGCCCAAGCTCACCCCCATACCTTTCGAGATTAACGGAGTACAACTGACTGGCGGGCACATGCGCCTGTACTATGACTCCTCTCGGATTGATGTTAAGGCCGCCGAGCAGGTCGCAGGTCGAATTGCGCGGATTATGCCCGACACAACGGGAAGTTTGATTGCCCGAGTAGAGCACGTAGGGAAACCGGTAGACCTCGACAAGAACAATATCACCCGCAACCTGAACGAGGTCGCTCACTATATCGCTTTTGCCGAACCGGCTGCGGAGGTAATGCGATTGCTAACGGATGATGTCAAATCCGTTATCGAGAAGAAACACGGCCCTGGGTTCACTGATGCGCTAATCGATACGATTAACGGGGTAACCGCAAACAACGCGCTCCCGGAGGCGGACGGTTATTTGGCGATATTCTCCCGATTGGTGCGGCGCGCGGCGACCTTCCGCTATCTCTCTTTCTCCATACGTAATGCCCTGCAACAATTCCCTGCCTTGATCGGGGTAATGAACAGAGTAGGCCCGTTGGACTGGACATCCGCGGCCATGCGAATGATGGCAGACCCGTCCCTCGTAGACTTCGTTAAGTCCCGAGATCCTGACATGAAGAACCGCGAGACGGTGGTCAACCGTGAAGCAGCGATGTATCTGCGCAGAATGTCCGCAGATTCGGGCATGAAATACTTCGTGCAACGATTTGGGGAGATGGGTTTCGTTTTTCAAACAATCATCGATCGACTCATCTCGTTCCCCACATGGTTGGCTGTGTACGAGAAACAGATGGAGTTGCACGGGGATGACAAGCGCGCGGCATCGGCCGCCGCGGATATCGTTGGACGCGTTGTTGGCTCGGGTAATGATATTCGATTGGGTGCCTTGTACCAGCAGAATCAACCGGAGTGGATCAAGACCTTTACGGTTTTTGGGTCATTTTTCAATAACTACTTCAACGAGATCTACGCCGCAACGCAGGGCGGCACCGTATGGCTATCAGCTGACGCACTGCGTACCGTGTTTATGACCCCCGCGTTTGTCGCTATCCTCTCCGCGCTAATCATTGTCGAGGGTCCAGACCCAGACGATTTGGAAGATGACGACAAATGGCTGGCCTGGTTTGGGAAATGGGCCGGGCTGGAATACGGGAAGTTCATGCTGGGCATGCTGCCGGTTGTCCGTGACGTTGCCAGTGCAGCACAGGGGTTTCACCCCACCACGCAGCCGCAGAGTGCGGCTGGAGCAATTGGTAAAATACCCGGAGTCATTTATAAAGCGATAACGGCAGATGGTGGAACAGCGGTAGTCGAGAGTGCTAACGCAGCAGCAAAGATCTTAGCTACCTTTGTTGGCGTACCGGGAAGCGGCAACGTCTTCAGGGCAGTAGACTTCTTGACTGCATCTATGCGCGGCGAAAAACAGTCCCAGGTCGCACCCTGGTGGTACCAGGCCCCCATACAGGGCCCGAGCAGATAACCCCAAAGGAGAACACAAGATGGCAAGCTCTTATACTACCCGGCTTGGAGACTCTCCAGAAGAGGGCATCAAGGCACCCGTCGTCGCAACCGCCACTACGAACATTACCTTGTCCGGAGAGCAGACCGTCGCCGGGGTTGCGGTGACCGCCGGCCAACGGGTGTGCGTCACCGGGCAGACCGATGCCTCGGAGAACGGACTCTACAACTGTGCGGTCGGGGCCTGGACCCGCACAAAGGACTTCAACGCGGCCAACGATGTGGTCAACGGGGTGCTGGTGCTGGACTCAGGGACCTCGGCGATCCGGCGGGCCCAGTTCACCGGCACCTGGACTCCCGACACCACCGAGGTGGTGTTCACTTTGCTCAGCAACCTGAGCGAGCCGGTGCAATCAGTAGACAACGTGGCAGCCCTTGCTTTGGTAGACACTGGGGCCCTCGTTGCCGGGGACGTGCTCTACGTGATGAGCTACTCCACTGCCGGGGATGGCGGGCATGGTTGGTGGAGATGGAGCACGGCTGATTTGAGCGCCGAGGTTGCTGCCGACACTCGCAAGGGACTGTATTGCGCTCCGTCTGGTGGAGACGGGTCTACTGGCGCATGGGTGAGGCAATTTGTTGGAAAAATAAAAATGTCGTGGTTCGGCGTAAATCCGAACTCAAGTGCTTTGGTCAATCGTCAAGGAGCACAGGCTGCGGTCAATATGGCGAGCTTTCTTGGCGGCGGAGAAGTATTCATTCCTGCTGGAAGTTACAACTGGAACGTCGCGCTCCCGGTAATCGTACCCAGTAACATCACAATCAGCGGACTGCGTGGGCAAAGCATCATTGTCCCAGACATATCGACAGTGGTTGACGAGACAACCCTTCCGTGGCCCAAAGCCAACAATGGAGTATTCACGACAGGAGATCCGAGCACCGGGAATCTAGCAGGAGAGCGCGCGTCAGACATAGTTGATCCAAGCAAGATTGTAACCGACGTCCATTTCAAGGATTTCGCTATCAAACCAACCTACGCGGGTCCAGTGCTAGCTGCCAATTACACGCTATCCGGTATCTACCTGATAGCTGCTAGACGATGCTCTGTCACAGGGGTGGTTTGTCAGAACATTCCAGGGACCGGGATTCGTGCTGTCAACATATACGATTGTCTTATCGATGACAATATATGCATCGGAAACGGATTATGGCAACCGGCCGGGACACGCAACGGAATCAGCGCAATGGGTATGCTGGATGCCGGAGCGGAAGCGCAGAACAGCAGAGCGATAATCGTCACGAACAACGTATGCAACGACAACGGAGATGTTGGTATCGCCTGCGCGATGAACAAGGGGTGCGTGATTTCCGACAATGTTTGTATCGGAAACATTGGAATAGGAATAGAAGGCGACGCGGCTTTTGCCACAACTGAAACTTCGGTCTCTCTTGGGTACGAAGTTCCTACAGATGTGATCATAACCAATAACTTCGTAGACATGCGTAGTGCTGCGAATACTTGGGGAATCACATGGGCGGCAGGAAACCAGGGGAGGATAAATATATCAAACAATATCATCAGAAACACACTCAATAAAAGCGCCATTGTTGTAACGCAGACCAATGCTGGCGTGGTAGAGGTAGCTAACAACTTGTTAGATAACTGTGTACCTGATACAAACTTTCATCAAATTCTCCTAACGGTTGGCAGAGTTACTGTAACCAACAATCGTATCGTTAACCCAGGAGCGCTTGGGGCTGGGATACTTATTCTATCTCCGACAATATGTACCAGCGTGGTTATCAAAGGCAACACGATAGAGGATGGTGTCACTAATTCTATAGCGGTTAGGCCTGGTAACGGCGCGGCGGTGGAGTTTGTCGATATCAGCGATAATATGCTTGGCGGAAGCTCGCTTAGCGCAATACTCATAGCCGCTGCAAGCGCAGTCAATATCAAGCACTTGGCGGTCAAGAACAATACAGCTGTCGAGGTGAATACCGGGGCGTTTTCAGCGGAAGGGTTCTTGCGGATTAACGCTACACTGACGATAACCAAACTGATCTGCACCGGCAACGATGTCAGCTATGGTGGAACAACGACTTATCCTATATTCGTGAACTCGGGCGCCGGAACCATTGCTTATGGCCGAATTTCGGATAATGATTTTGGAGAAGCTACTATCCCGTTTGCCGTTGGTTGTACGAATGACACGGCTGCTTTCACGAAGCTCTATCAAAATAACAACGGGATTAATGGGCAGCTCATCACTCGTGCCGCAACACCGCCTACAGCTGCTTTTCGGGGGGATATCTGTTTATACCCCCAACCGAGTGGCAGCAGTTTTATCGGGGAGGTTTGCACAGTTACAGGAAATCCTGCGACATGGGTGACATTTGGCGCCACTTCCTAGCATGAACACTCCCTGCTTAGTTCTCTGTCGTCCGTTGGCGGAATGCCAGCAGCGCAATGACTGCTACCGCTACCGAGCTACGCCGGACGCCACATCCAGGTATCGTGACTTCACTGACCGTCCGGATGGCGCGGCTAGGTGCTGGGGCTGGCTGCCCCTCTACGACAGCGACGACTTATCGCCAGAAGATTGGCAGGAGTCTCACGAATGCACCACGTAGTCAATAAGGCTAGACGTTTGCGGCGCTACGCTCCCGAGTACGCGTGCGAGCGTTGCCAGCATTTCCGCACGGTTTGCTGTGACATGGGCCGACCCTATTGGCCGAAGGCAGGGCGACGGTGCGAGCAATTCGAGACCAAGGGAAGGGCGGTAGGTAGCGACTCTTTTGAGCATGGGGGCGCAGGATAGACAACTGGTGCGCCTACTGCGAGAACTATCATCCACGTCGTATGATAGACGATTCCGTGGTAGACGATCCCGTGGTGCCGTCGTGTGTGCTGCTGGCTTGTGAGCGGTGCCACAACACCAGACCGTTTGGTTGTGCAAATGGTCATGAGGGGTGGCCATTATGGGGCACCTTATGTGAACAGTACGATGATCTTGGCGAGATGCAAAATGAACGATAAGACGAAGACCCTATGGCGTCAAGTCGCGGGGGTGCTATTAATTGTCTTATGCATGTTTTCCCTAGCATCAATGGCTACGGTTCTTGTTATATTATGATTATACGATTCCAATATTTGTTTATTATCTTTCTGACGTTACCCAATACCGTAATGGCCTCGTCCCCGCTAACGGGAGATCAATTCGACAAACTACTTGAACAGGCACAGTTCATAATTGCTACCTGGCATGGTGTGCTAGCTGCGCTTATTTTTGGGCTGTCGATGTTTTTGTACCGCAGGATAGTCCATAACGAAGAGTCTTCCAAGAAAGACACTCAAGAGCTTGACCGATATGCAAGACATGAAGTACGAGAACTAAATGCAGGGATAAGAAGCTCTCTTGAGATTGTTATGGGACAAAGCAGGGCGTTTGACGAGCGGGCAGATAGAATACTGGAGGACTCGCGTAGGTTGTCTGACGAGATGACTTCTTTACGAGAGCGCATTGTTCGGCTCGAACAGGATAAGGTATCTAGAAAATGAGAGTAATTGAATGCTGGAAGTCTATATACTGGTGTGGTGAGGGAGCCGAAACAATGCCAGACATGCGCTCCTGGTATACGAAACTATGGAGAGGTTGGCTAGCCACAACGGCGGCCATTCCTTGCTCGATTATGCTATTCTTCTGGAAATGATTTAGTGATATATGAAAATTCGCATGAATGACCCACAAGAGCAAGTCAAAGAGATTCGTAAACAGCGGAGCAACAAAGATCGGTGGATGCAGGCCACTATCGCGGCGCTCGTGGCGATTGCTACGGCTCTCGGTGGCACGACCTATGTTCAGCTTGAAGACCAGCAAACCGATCCCCACGCCGGACAAGACGTTTTCACCAGCGTGATGGGCAATCAACTACGAGACGATCTCGAAGGCCAGATCAAGGCGAAGAGCGAGTTCAACCGGGCTAGGTGGGACGAGATCGCGCATGCGCTGGAAACCCAGCACGCAGTAATGGAGGCCTTGCGGCAAAGCGTGGAGCAGCTGGTATCCCGGTGCGCTCAGGGCCAGGCTCGCGACGACTCGATGCAATCCCAGATCACTTCGCTACGAGAAGAGGTGCGAGATGATCGGAAGATCTTGTATCAGCACATCGGAATCCAGAACGGGCATACACCGAAGCAATAAACCTATGATCTATCGCTAGCCAATGGTCGTTCTTTCGCATTATCGAAAATCTGCAAAAATTTGTTACCATCTGTATGCGTATCTGCGATCACCATAGTGTAATCCGCACCGCGATAGACCCATCTAGGCAAATGTTGATAGGTGTAGATTTCGTTATTGTAGCAGTTGCCTGTCTCAAGCTCTAGGTCCTCTTCGGT